AGAAAGCCAGGCGACCCAAAAACATTTTCTAGCGCTACCTCTATGGAGGCAGCCATAAAACAACTAGAGGCCGGTATCATGGCGGTGTTAGAAGTAATGCCAAGAAGTGAAGTGGTTGAAGAGTTAAGAGAATACGCAAAAGACGTCGCAATGAATAGAAAACTAGGATCGTAAAATGAAAATCACAAAGAACCAATTAAGAAGAATCATTAAAGAAGAAAAAGCTAAACTAACAAAAGAAAAGCTAAACGAGACTCATTCCATGGAGTCTGTTAAAGATCTAAGCAGCATCATCGATGCTATAGACGATATCACTAACGGAGTATATCAGAGCGATCCTGAACTGGCTAAAGATTTAGAAATGCAGGTGGAAAGACTAGCTAACCTACATGATAAACTAGAACGTTCATTACAAGATAGCTCATTTCGAAAAGTAGATGATCGACGACCTACTGATGCAGATGGTTACACATGAAATTTACAGTAAAGTTAATAGATTGGCATAAAGAAAAAGTTGATAATGTCATGTATCGTATGGGATTATCTTTTTATCAACTAAATTGGCTAGCTTTTGTTAAGGGTATAGTCATTGGATATATCATTGGAGTATACACATGAAGATTACAAAGAATCAGTTAAGAAGAATTATTAGAGAAGAGAAGCAGAAGCTTTTAAAAGAAGCTCCAGCAGGACAGTACGACCGGATGTTGTATGAAAAACTAAAAGAAGCTATCAAAGAAGTAGTTTATGAAGTTGCAATAGACGAGGGTTTTGTAGAATCAAATGGCATGAACATTACTACTGAAGCTATTCAAGCGGCTGGTGCTGCACTTTCAGACGCTGCGCGCGAGTTCTACAAGGAACAGGGTATGAAGCACGATATGCCTTCTGTAAAGATCGGAAAGCCTTTATGAAGATTACCAAACGACAGTTAAGAAGAATCATTAAAGAAGAGAAGCAGAAGCTGCTTAGTGAAGTTGATTTCGTCGACTTTAATGTTCCTAGAATTCAAAAGCAAGCCTACTCTACTCTAGAAGATTTGCTCATGATGGGTCTACCTCAGTTTGTAGACGATATAAGGGCTGAAGAGTTTGCCACATTTGAAAAAGTGGTGATGGATGCTGTGGCCGAATTGAAAGATAGAACAGTTAAAAATTATTCAGGAGATATAGTAAAATGAAAATCACGAAAAGACAACTTCGAAGAATTATTAAAGAAGAAAAATCTCGTATTATAAGAGAGCAAAACGATGGTCACCTTTACCCTAGGGTTATGTGGACAAATGTAGAAGAGCTAACCGATAAGTGGCAAAGCGCAGAGTACGACTCTTTTGATGAAGGTAATCCATCAATGATGGCTATGGGAAAAACCGCAACAGAAGCCCGTCAGAGATGGAACGATCAGATTGAAGGTGCCGCCATGGACATGGAAGCTGAAATGACTCAAAGGATCAGGAAAGTAGCTTTGCAAACTATGAAAGAGTTCTCAACTAAACTTATAAACGGAGACTACGCGTAATGGTTACCTTTTGGGAAGCTTTGATTAAAGGTTTGTCTCTAGAAAAAAAGAAGGATAAAAGATGAAGATCACAGAGAAACAGTTGAGAAAAATCATTAAGGAAGAGAGGCAAAAAGTAATTGCAGAAACGAAAGTGAGAAAAGCTGTTCGTTCTATGCTGCTTGAGGCTGAGGTCGATCCTACCCAAAAAGCTAAAGAAATTATGGTTAAATATTTCAAGATTGCTGATGATCGTTTTCACGAGTATGAAGAAAGAAGAGATTTTGATGACTGGCATACGCAAGTTCAAGAAGCTATGCTAGACGAGTTAGTAGAACCAGATTACCAGATAGTTCGAAAACACGCTCGAATCGGATTGGAATACGCTTTTAACCAATTCGTCGCGAGTGCTCCTGACATGAGTGGAAACGCTGATGATATCAAGGGAATCTTGGGAGGATATATTGAAAAACATGTTCCTGGAAGGATTGACAAAAATCCCGGGCCTATGACTAGTATTGAAATTCAATGGAATCAAGATTTCAGTGATGAATATCAGATTGAGCAAGGAAATATAAAAGCCCCGGGCGACAACATTACTCCGAGAGTTAGAAAGCCATTAAGCAGAGAATTTCTGGGGTATAGAGAAACAGGAACCGGAAATTACGGTTATCATAAAGTATCCGGTCCTTATAAACTATTAAAAAAATGGCATTTACGACATGTCGGTGGAGCGTCTCAAAAAAAATATTGGGATGACATATTTGACAAAAAAGCAGTTGTAGAAAAGGGATAAGCCGTGAAGATCACAAAACGACAATTAAGAAAAATTATCAAAGAAGAATTGGTAAGGGAGATGGATAGGGATGCAATGATGGATCTCGAAGCTAGAGAGCGAGCAGAGGATGTAAAACAAGATCTATCCAAACCGATCCCTATTGATGATTTACAATTCGTTGATGAAGAAGGTTATGGAGCTATGATGTTCCCAGGAGTCGGCCACAGTTACTCAGTTAGAGAAAAAGACTTCGAAGTAGAAAAGGAAAAGCTAAAAAAGAGGTATGGAGCAGATGCTATGATATCAACTCCAGATCCTAGATATCCTAAGTCAAAGAAAATACACAGCGCTAAATTTGATCAAGCACAATCTAGAGAAAATCAAAATTTTATGAGACACCAAAAGATGATGCAGGGTCGTTTAGGGAGAAAACCAAGTCTAGGATCATGATTTTACAGGAAGAATATATAAGAGAGATTTTGCTAGAATTTGAGCTAGAGAAAAGATCTAGCCCAGAATATGGAAATCTTTATGAATATTATTCGGGTGAAAGACTGGATGAGTTAGCACCTTTAGTAGCCATTGCAAGAGCGTTACCAATGGTAGCGCGAAGTGCTGCTCAAATTAGTGGAAATGCAACTAAAGTTTTGAGTAATAGCTTTAAAAATGGGGTTCTTAACTTATCAAAGAACGTTACAAAATCTTTAAGTAATGCGGCTAAAGAAGCTACTGATCTTTTGAAAGCTTTAGAAGATAAAGGGATAAGTTCAAGCTCAGAAGATGATGAAAAAAAAGGCGAGGCTAAGAAAGCTATGGAAAGCATTATGTCTCAGTTTACTCAATTCATGAATGATGCGGCTGAGCCACTTAAATATTCGAAAGATAAGAACACTGAATATCATCAAGCTTTAAAAGACTTTGGATCTAAAGTTGGAGAGATTGACAAAATGTGGACAGGTGGTGTAATATCTAAACCGAGAGATTCTTTGTCAGGTTTTGATTTTAATGATTTGGAAGGTGTTTTTAGTTATACTGAAGGGCTTCCAGAAGATTTTGGTTCAGAAGAAACCGAAGATACACAAATGCAAAAACCTGACACTTTCTCAGATAAGAAAAAAATGGAAAAGTTAAAAGGTGCCATCACTGATACATATGGTATATCATCAAAATTAATAGACGGCGATAAATTGGAATCTATGTTGGGCGGTCTTCTAGGGGCAGAAGACGCTCCAGGACCAAAATCAAAGATAAACCCGAACTCGAGAAGAGGAGCAGGAGGAAAGAAATGAAAGTTTCAAAAAACAAACTTAGAAGAATCATAGCAGAAGAACTATCTGGACAATCTAAAAACGATAATAGATTTATCAGAGAATCAATCAGAGAAATAATCATACAGGAAGAACTGCAGCTTGAATTCTTGGATAAGATCAAGGGAGCTTTTGGCAAGATAGCTTCTGGTGAATTTTCCAAAGATATGAAGAAAAAGATGGATGTTTTCCTTAACGGCGAAAAGCTTGAGCTTCCTGGAGAAATTACGGGAAAATTGGAAAAGGCGATGAGCGGAGCTGAGGCTCTCTTTCAGGCTATGGAAAAAGAACCGGTTACTTTATCTACCGAAGATGAGAGTAAAAAAGAAAAAGCCGCTGCAGCAATGGAAGCAATCATGAAAGACTTTGGAGAGTTTGTCAAAGAAGCTGGGCCGGCAATGACTGTTACTCCAGAAAAGAGTTCAGATACCCATAAGCGTATGAGAGAATTTACAAGTCTAATCAGTAAAATCGATCGTATATACACAGACGGAAAACGTAGAAAAGCAGATAAAACACTTTCTAAATTTGATCCTACTTCTCTAAATCCTCTCATCTTAAAATACAAAGGTAGACCAGTTGCAGGAACAGGGAAGGGAAGTGATGATGGAGAAGAGAAAACAGCTGCGGGGAAAGCGACTGATAAACTTTTAGATAGTAGCGCAATGAAAGGTCTTAAAACTGCTTTTGGGAAAGCGAAAAGCAAAGATGCAGTGAAAGAAACTTTAAGTGCTCTTTTTGCTGAATTGCCTGAAGAATCTAAAGGGTATCTAAAGCAAGCGCTGAAAGACTTAGCAGGGGGAATGTAAAGTGAGAACTACTAAAAAAAGTATTAGAAGATTGATAAGAGAATTTATTGAAGATTTAGATCTTATCGATCTTAATCAAATCCCTCTTGACTATACGCCTCCTAAAGAAGAAATTTCTCGAGAATTTGGGAAAGGTGGAGATGCTAAAATGGCAAGAGGACAACTATTTCATATCGCAAAAAACTCTCAAAGTTTACATGATAAATTAGAAGATGAAGACCAACTTCCAGAGTGGGCTCAAAGCAAGATTGCTGTTATTAAGAGTATGTTGGACGCTGTACATGATCATTTAGATTATAAAATGCATAGAGAAGATCATGAATGATGACTATCCAGGGTTAGAAAAAACACTGATAGAAATAGAAGAAGATATTAAGGAAGATGAAGAACAAGATATTCTCCCTTTAATAGATTTTGAAATAAGCATCAAAAAAAAAGAAAGCAACATTAGCGTAGAAAATATTTATAGTAAAATTAGAAAGAGATTAATTTCTGTAATTAGGAGAAAAAATTCATGAGGATTAAATTAAGCACTTTAAAAAAATTTATTAGAGAAAGCTGCGGGGATGAGATTCCTAATGAAATTCCGGATGGCAGAGATCTAGACTATAGCATGCCGGATGAAGGTAAGCATGCTAAAACTCATTTGTTTCATACCTCGGATGATGCGATGAGGCTTCACGATATATTGAGAGATAATGATAACATACCAACCTGGTGCCTAGAGTACTTAGCTATAGCGCGTCATGGTGTTGGTGTGGTTCATGATTATCTCTCATATAAGATTCAACAAAAATAGTTTATCGTTAACTGTTCAAGATAGACTTTATAATTATAATTACGAAAACTCAGGTGGAGGAACTATTACCTAAAATGGATGACGATAGTAGAATTAAGCGCCTGAGAGAATTTGTTCAACTTTATCTCAGGCGCACTATGATAATGGAGAACAAAGATGAAAAACTCAGAATTAAATTTCTTCCTAAGAAAAGCTCTTCTAAACTTGGAGAGAGCAAGAATGCTAGCGGTTCGAAAAGAAGAAGTCTTAAAAATTCGAAGAATAAATACAGCAATATTAGAAATCAAAAAATCTATAGAGAAGAAATAAAAGAAGAAATTGGTAGAAGCTATGATTCTGTTGATAACAACCCGATACAAGGGGAAAAAATATTCAGCGATTTGAAAATAGAAATATACCCGGTAGGTAAAACATTTATGGCTTCAATCGAAGATAAGAATGGCAAGAAAATTTCTAAACTTTTTAGAGATGAAGAATCAGCTGACGTATGGGTCAGAAATAATTCTCTAAACATGAGTAATAAATTTACTCAATAAGAATATCTATTTCTCTTTTTTTAGCATCTAAATAAGAATCTAAACAGTCAATCATATCTTTATGTTTAATAGAAAGAGAAATATGATTAAACTGAAGATGCGTTCTTTGTATTAATCCGACAATCATATCATTTTGATTAAATACTGGAGCACCTGAGGCTCCCGGGCCAGTGGGGATTCCAAAAAAAGAAAATATTTTGTGATCTCCGAAGTATCTTCCTTCTTTAATTGGAACCATACCGACGTGAAATATAGAGTAAGGAGCAGCTATAGAATAATGCTTTTGATTCAACGTTGGTTTAAGTACTGATACTTTTGGAATTCTTTTGATGTTTATTGTTTTTTCTACCTCAATAATGCAAAGATCATATTTGAGATTAATGTATTTAATTTCTCCCTTAAGCTCTTTGCCAGTGTAAGAATTTAGTAAGATTTCTGTACTTACTTGGGATTTTTCTGGTATATCATTCCAAATGCCATAAGCTGGGCCTAGGCAAACGTGAGCAGCAGATATAAAAGCTGTATTGTTTTTGTAACTAAAAAAGCTCCCAGAACCAAAGGCTACTTTTATTCCCATCGATTTTAAAGAACATTCTTTGGTTTTTTCATTACATTCTAAAATTTTTAATTCTACTGTAGATTGTACTTGTGCAAAAGCACTTTGATGAGGACGAATGTCTCTGGCAGAAGCTGCACAACTAGCAATTAAAAAGCAGAAAAAAAATAAACTAAATTTCATTGCTGTGTTTATAATTTTATACCTTCCTTGTTACCCTCTTATCTTTAAATATAGGAATTAATGGAGAATCATAAAATATGACAAAAAAACTTAACTGTTTGTTCGATATGGATGGAACCTTAACGCCGGCACGAGAGAAAATGAATGAAGACATGCTCGAATCTCTTCGCGCATTAGACAAAAAATTTAATATCGGAATTGTAAGTGGCTCAGGAATGAGTTATATCAAAGAACAATGTCAAGAACTTTTACAAAGCGAAATTGATTTCGAAATATACCCGTGTAATGGAACTAGCAAGTTTTCGAAAAAAGGAAATAAAATTTCTTTATTAGAAGAAAACAATATGATAGAAAAAATTGGCACGAAAAATTTTAAAGAACTTTCTGAATCTATACTCAGAAAGCAACTGTGGTTGATTAAGAATTTTAAAAACGAATTTCAGCTTACTGGAACTTATATTCAATATCGCGATTCAATGATTAATTGGTGTATGTGTGGCAGAGATAGCGGCAAAAAAGAGAGAGAGGCTTTCTCTAGATTTGATAAAGAAAATGGAATCAGAAAAATATTAGTTTCAATGATGAAGAATGTTGATCACGATTTTGTTAATCATCTAAAATTCGCAATTGGAGGTTCTACTAGCATAGATATATACCCAACAGGTTGGGACAAAACTTTTTGCTTAAAAAACTATGATGAAGATAAAACTTATTTCATTGGGGACGCATGCGAACCAGGACAAAATGATTTCGAAATATATAAAAAACTGAGTCCTAGATCTTATAAAGTTGATAACCCAAAAGAGACGATCGAAATCATAAACAAATTACTGGAATTATGAACTGATCAACTCTAACAATTAAAATTATACGGAGGTATTTTATGAAATGTTATTTTCCGTATAGCGAGCCACGTCCTCAGCAAGAAACTGCTATGGATTTTATTAACGATACTTTTATCAAACAAAATAAAAAGTTTTGTATTGTAGAAGCTGGAACAGGGGTAGGGAAATCTGGCCTTGGAATATTTGCAGCAAACCTCCTTGACAAAAAAGGAACTGACAGGCAAAATGCAGCTTATTTTTTAACTACACAAAAAATTCTTCAAGAGCAATATGAAAAAGATTTCTCTGCTAGCCAAAACTTAAAGAATTTAATGTCTTCCACAAACTATTCTTGTAAGTATTATAAGGGAGCATCTTGTAGCGAGAGTTTACGTCTTTTAAAAACAGCAGACAAGAAATCTAAATTTTGGAAGTGTTGTGCAATTAATTGCACTTATAAAAAAGAAAAAGAAAAATTTGTAGAAGGTAAAAAAGGAATAACAAATTTTTCTTATTTTCTGGCTGAAACTGTTTATTCCGGAAAACTAAAACCTAGAAAACTTTTAGTGATCGATGAAGCTCATAACACAGCAGAAGAGCTTTCGAAATTTATTGAAGTCACAGTTTCTGAACGTTTTTGCCGATCTCAGAAAATAGAGTTTCCAAGTAACATGACTCAAACTTCTGCTTTTAAGTGGGTAAGAGATGTTTATTACAAGAGCATAAAAAATAAATTGAACCACATGGAGAGTGTTCTAGAAAAATACGTCGAGTTAAAGGAAAAAATAAAAGAGATAAGTAATGTCTCAAAAAATTATGATCTTTTAGATAAGCATGTTTGTAAGATTAAAAGATTTATCGACAGATATGAAAAAGATAATTGGGTATTCAATACTATAGAACCATTTGGTAAATCTTTAAAAAAGATTGAATTCAAACCCATCGATGTTTCGAAATATGCTCATGAGTATTTATTTGATAAAGCTGATCATGTTCTTTTTATGAGTGCCACTATTTTAGATGGAGATGCTTTTTGTGAACTTCTAGGGTTACCTAAGAGAGATTCTTCTTTTCTATCTTTGCCTAGTCCTTTTCCTGCTGAGAATAGACCAGTTATAACAGCAGGGATTGGAAAAATGTCAGCAAAGCATATAGACCAAACACTTCCCAAATTAGCTAAAGCGGTTGAATCGATTTTAGAAGAGCACGGAAACGATAAGGGGATAATACATTGCCATTCTTATAAGATATCAAATTTTCTTAAGAATAACGTTAAGGTCGGTAAAAAGAGGCTTATTTTTCATAATAGCGAAAATAGAGAATCAGCTTTACAAAAACACATAAATTCTCAAGAAGCTTCCGTTTTAGTTTCTCCTTCAATGACAGAGGGAGTCGACTTAAAAGATGAAATCAGCAGGTTTCAAATAATATGTAAAGTTCCTTACCCATACCTAGGCGATAAATTGGTAAGAAAAAAAATGAATAGATGGAAATGGTGGTACCCTTTACAGACTACGAAAACAATAATTCAATCTTTTGGAAGATCGATTAGATCTAAAGAAGACTTTGCAACTACTTATATCTTGGATGAGGATTGGTTTAGATTTTTTAAAACCAACACTAATTTTTTTCCAAGGGATTTTCGTGAAGCAATCAAATAAAATATATTTTGAAGACATAGAAGAATTTTCAAAATTAATAAAATCTATTCGTGGCGGCCGGCCGATTTACTGCACTTCCGGGGGATTTGATCCAATCCATGTTGGACATGTAAGATGTTTTCTAGAAACAGCTAAGATGGCGAGAGAAAATAATGGAATATTTGTTGTTATAGCGAATAACGACGATTTCTTAATTAGAAAAAAAGGCGCGCCGTTCATGCCCCAAAAAGAAAGGCTAGAGATACTTTCTGCTATTAAAGGCGTAGACTATGTAGTTCTGTGGGGAGATGACACTCAGACATCTTCTGGAGCTATAGAAAGAATTAAACCTAGCTATTTTACAAAAGGAGGAGATAGAGACGTTCTCTCTAAGATTCCTGAATCTAACATTTGTGACCAGGTTGGGTGCAAAATTATTTTCGGAGTTGGTGGTGAGAAAGTTCAGTCTTCTTCTTGGCTGACTAAAGGCTAAGAAAATGGTTGATAAAAAGAAAGCTAGCGGTGCTGGATTTATTTTAATAAATGATTGTTACCCTAAGAAAATCCTAGGATTAATTAGCCATGATGGTTCTTGGGATTTACCTAAAGGTACTCTAGATAAAGATGATCCTTCGTTACTAGAATGTGCTATCAGAGAATGCTACGAAGAATGTGGCATATTAGTTTTAGAAGATGACATTATTAACAAAAAAGGTTTTTTCTCTGGTAAGCTAGTTATTTTTGTTGCTAAGACTTTAGAGCAGCCAAAAATATTAAGAAATTTTAAAACCAAAATATTCGAACATTCAGGTTTTGCTTGGGTAGATACTAAAATATTTTTGTCAAATACAAAGCCTTTTATGGAAAAAATCATAAAAGAATACGCTAAGTCAATCTAAAAATTACAAATAAGTAAGTACTAGATATAATTTAATATACTATTTAGGTACAGTTATGTCTACTTTTAAAGAAAATAAAGGTGTTTCTGACAGATCCGGATCGGATCGCCAAAGACACAAAGAAAAAATCGATAGAGCAATAAAGGATGGTATTCACAATATTGTTGCTGATGAATCTATTATTGGGCAAGACGGGAAGAAGAAAATTAAAATTCCCGTTAAAGGAATCAAGGAATATCGTTTTGTTTATGGCGATAACGAAAATAAAAAAAATGTAGGTTCAGCGCAAGGAAAAGATATCGCAAAGGGACAGAAAGTCGGGTCCAAAGATAAAGGACAGCCGGCTAAACCCAATAAAGCAGGTAACAGTGAAGGCGAAGAATATTATGAAGTTGAGATAACTTTAGAAGAATTGGCTAACTATCTTTTTGATGATTTGAAACTTCCGAATATGGAAAAAAGAAAAATCAAAAATATTGCTGAGAAATCTTATAAAAGACATGGATACAGAAAAAAAGGAATTAGACCTAGATTAGATAAAAAGCAAACAATAAAAAATAAAATAAAAAGAAAAAAGAAAGCGGTAAAGAATAATTCATTCGATCCCGAAAGTGATGATAGGTTTGCTTTCCATAACGATGATTTGAAATATAGACATATCAAAGAAAAAACTAAGCACTCGTCTAATGCATGCGTATTCTTTATCATGGATGTAAGTGGTTCTATGACAAAAGGAAAGAAGTTTCTAGCAAGGAGTTTCTTTTTCTTGCTTTATCAATTCATTAGATCTAAATACGAAAATACAGAACATTGTTTTATATCTCACGATTATAGTGCTAATGAAGTTTCCGAAGAAGATTTTTTCGGAAAATCAACGAATGGAGGAACTTTAGTTTCTACCGGTTTAAAGAAATGTCATGACATTATCAACTCTAGATATAATCCTGAAACTTGGAATATATATGTTTTTCAATGTTCTGATGGCGATAACTGGCCTGAAGATAATGACAACACAATAGAGCTAGCAAACATTTTAAAAAATATTAGTCAATTTTTTGGGTATTGTGAGATTGAACCTAGAGATAGGAAATCAGCTTGGGCTCAACTATCCGCTTTGTCAGAAACATATTCATCGTTGGTTGATAAGAAATTTAAAATTGCTGAAATAAGAAATAAAGATGATCTTTGGCTAGCGTTTCAGAGATTCTTTGGAGGTTTTCATGAGTGATTGGGATATAAAAGATCTAGAAACTTGGGATAATAAGATTATAGAGCTTGGGAAGAAAAATAACCTAGATTGGTTTCCTATCTCATACGAAATATGTGATTACTATGCGATGATCGGTAACATGGCTTATCACGGAATGCCATTGCATTATCGCCATTGGAGCTACGGTAAGTCTTTTGAAAGAACACACCAAATGTATAACTTGGGCGCAGAAGGGTTACCTTACGAGCTCATAATAAATAGTGATCCATCGATCGCATATCTCATGAGAGAAAACCCATTTTACCTGCAGCTTTTGATTATGTGTCATTGTGTTGGTCACTCTGACTTTTTTAAAAACAACTTAACTTTTGCGAACACCGGACCGGAAAATGTCATTCAGAGATTCAAGAATGCAAAAAAAAGAATCGATTCTTATATAGAAGATCCTAGCATAGGGATAGAAAAAGTCGAAAAAATATTAGATGCAGCTCACTCTTTATCGATGAACGTCCCGGTAAATTGCAAAGAATATATCCCGCATAAGCAAAGAAGAAAAGAGCTAATAGAAAAAATTAAAAACGGAGATGATAGGTATAAAGATAAGAATCCAGATTCTTTTCCTATAGAACCAGAAAATGATTTATTAGCCTTTGTAGGAGAAATGGCTTTAAATTTAGAAGATTGGGAAAAAGATATTATTGAAATTGTAAGACAAGAATCTTTTTATTTTATGCCTCAAATTAGGACTAAAATCATGAATGAAGGGTGGGCTAGCTTTTGGCACTATAGGTTAATGCATCAGCTAGATTTGCCACAAAAATACCACATCCCCTTTTTGAAAAGTCACAATCAAGTTGTTAGACCTCACTTGGGAAGGATTAATCCATATCATTTAGGTTTTCACTTATTCAATAAAATAGAGGAAAGGTACGGTCTAGAAGAATGCTTTATTGCTAGGGAAGTTTGCCATGACGAATCCTTTTTAAGGCAGTATTTAACAAAAGAAGACTGTTATGAATTAAACTTGTTCTCCTATTCCTTATATAAAAAAGACTATGTAATAAATGAAGTTTCAGATGATGAAGGTTGGAAAGAGGTTAAATCTTCTTTGATAAAACAGATTGGTTCTAATTCCATCCCTAAAATCATAGTAAGTGAAATGAAACAGAATAACGTTTTAAAAGTACATCATGAACATGATGGGAGAGATTTAGAGTTAAGCTACGCAGAAAAAGTTGTTGACTACATAAGCACTCTTTGGGGTGGGGTTGTAAGGCTTGATACTATTATTGAAGATGAACCTTTCGAAATTTAGGAGTTACTGTGAGTAAAAAAGATTTTCTAAAAATTATACAGGAACAAAGAAAAAAATCTAAGAGAAAAAAATTTAAAGGAAACTTTATTGATTTTCTAGAGCACGTTAAAGAGAACCCTACAGCTGCTGATACTGCGCATAAAAAACTTTATGATTCTATTATGAAACACGGCCTAGCGCACATAGATGATAGCAATAATAGAAAACATAAAATATTTGAAGGCGAAAATATTAAAATTTATGATTATTTCAAGAATGAGTTTTTCGGTGCTGAAAAAGTCGTATCTAAGATAATGAATTTTTTAAAGTCTGCTGCTGCTAGAGGAGAAGAGTCTAGACAAGTATTATTATTGATGGGCCCTGTTGGGGCTGGTAAGTCTGCTTTGACAGAGCACATTAAAAGTGCGCTAGAAGGAGAAAGTTACTTTCATATTGAAGGAGATCCTCAGAAAGGCAATCCTTTGCAATTAATACCTCGAGGAATTAGAGAATCTTTCGAAGAACATCTAGGCGTTGATATCGATGGTGATATATCTCCCCCTGTCAGATACCAACTTTTAAAAGAACTCGATGGTAAGTATGAAGATTTTAACGTTGTAGAGACTACTTTTTCACAAAGAGGCCGAAGAGGAATTGCTTCTGTTCCACCGATGGATGCGAATTCTCAAGACACTTCTGTATTGATAGGTTCAGAAGATATTTCGAAATTAGATCTTTATTCTGAAGATGATCCTCGAGTTCTTTCACTTAACGGAGCTTTTAATGTTGGTAACCGAGGAATCGTAGAATTCGTTGAAATATTCAAAAACGAAATTGAGTTTTTGCATACAATAATAACAGCGACGCAAGAAAAAAGAGTTCCTGCTCCCGGTCGTCATGATATGATTCATTTTGATGGTGTCATTTTGGCACACTGTAATGAAGCAGAGTGGAATAGATTTCAAAGTGAGCACACTAACGAAGCTATTTTAGATCGTGTAGTAAAAGTTAACGTCCCTTATGTTTTAGAACTTGAGCAAGAGATAAAGATATATGAGAAACTCTTATCAAGATCCAAATTTGATAGTCATATCGCTCCTCATACTATTAGAATCGCTTCAATGTTTAGTGTTATGTCTAGATTAAAACAATCTGGAAAATGCGATTTGCTGACGAAACTAAGAATATATAACGGAGAAGATGTAATCGAGAAGGGTAGAGTTAAAAAGGTAGACATCAAAGATTTAAGGGACGAGAGCAATCAAGAAGGGATGGATGGTATATCAACCAGATTTATCATGAAGTCAATAGACAGGGCGATCTCTGATAGCGATAAAGGGTTTATAACTCCAATATCAATTATCGATACAATTGCTAAAAATTGCAAAGAACAATTAATCGATGAGAATTTTAAAAAGCATTGTTTGACTATTTTGCAGGATATTGTTAGAAAAGAATACTTGAGAATATTAGAAAATGAAATAGCTAAAGCATTTATTGCAGCTTACGAAGAACAGGCTCAATCTCTTTTTGAAACTTATTTAGATAATGCCGAAGCTTTTGCGATGAAGGCAAAAATGAAAGATAAAGTGACAAATGAAGAAATGCAACCTGATGAAAAATTCATGGGTACTATTGAAGAATGTATTGGCATAGTCGGATCTTCAAAAGAAGGCTTTAGGAGTGATGTAACAGCTTATATGTTTGCTAAAATAAGAAGAGGCGAGACCATAGATTATCGTAGTTATGAGCCTCTTAAAGAAGCAATAGAAAGTTATCTTATAAATAGTGTTAAAGATATGGCTAGGATTGTTACTAAATCAAAGACACGAGATGACAAACAGAAGAAAAAATACAATAGTATGGTAAAAACAATGATTGACGATTATGGTTATACAGAGGACTCTGCTGAAGAGATCCTTGTATACGCTAGTAATAACCTCTGGAGAGATAGTTAATGATAAGAATAGGATCATCAGAATTACTAATAATTGGAAGTGCTATAGTAAGTTTTAACAACTTTTGGTTATCTGTAGCTTTTTTATCTTTAGGCGTTTTAGGAGCCATGGGACGGTTTGGATCTGAGCACTCTGAAAAGCAAGCTAAAGTAGCTGCTGGAGAACACACAGCAGAAAATATTTCTACCATAGTTTCTAGTTTCGTTGATAAGATGAATAAAAAAGAAAACTTTCATTAATGGTTAATAAAGAAGTAGAAAATTTTAAAAGAGAACTTAATGAATTCTGTTACAAAAATGCTAACAGTAATTTAGTATATTTTGATGATCAAATCATTAGCAATATATCTTTTTCAGAAACTTATCGAAGTTTATTAAATTATAATTTTTCAAACCTAGTTCTAAGGAATATGTTTATATCATATCTAGAACAGATTTATAAATTCTCACCAGCTACTATTAGTTTTATCCCATATTTCATTAGTTTAGAAAATATAGAAGAAATAACATTACCTTTTGAAAATGAATTAGCAAAATTAGTTTCTGAACCGGATTACGATTCCATAGAGAAAATTATAAGATTCTTTTTTAGTGATTCTTCTTTGCTTAAAGAGGGTGATTTCATTAAGATGTTCAAAGAAAATGGTTTCCTTTCTAGATTTGATGTTCAAAAATCAAACAGCATTTATAATGCATGCGAATTTTCTAACGGTTATCATATTTCCTGTACAATTCCACAAATATATTTTGATTCAATAAAGAAAGATCAAAAGGACATATCTAATTCTTATATTATTTTTTATGATGGTTATATAGAAAGCGTTTCCGAAATTAATTCTATATTAACTGATAGCTATAATAACAAAAATAGATATCTATTATTTTGTAGAGGCAGTCATCCGGACGTTGAAAGAACTAGCGCGGTAAATTTAGGTTTAAACAAAGCTACGTTAATATTAGCTTATCCAAACGACGACTTTTGGCATGATACTAATTTAAAAAAATTAACTTATAACACTAACGCTAGCGTTTTTGGTTATAGAACTGGTCTTCTTTTAAATAATTGCCTTGAAAATAAATCTAAGCATATAGATTTATTCTTTAATTCTCGTGGAATCACTTTTAAAGGTGAAGAATTTGAAATGAATAAAGACGCGATCACTAAAATATATTTAAATAAATCTAATTGGATGAAAAAAGGAATTATAGAAGATCAGTTAAACTATTTTAGTTCGTTATTACAACAAATATCTCTTTGTGGTTTAGTAGAAGATATTCACTTAGAAGAATTAGGGATCGATGTTGAGAAAGTTTTTAAAAAAAGGTTAAAAAAATTACCAGCTTTCCCTGTTTTTAGAGCTTTAAAAGAATCAAAATATATATTAGAAAAAATATCATCAGTAGGTTTTATAGTCAAGAGATAAATGAAAATGGTTTGGAAAAATTCATCAGGCAACGAATTCTCTTTTAAAGATATTATCGAAGTTATTAAAAATTTTCCGCATTCCCAGATTCATGTAGGGACTGATTCTCATTATAAATCAGGCAAATTAATTTTTGCTACAGTAATAGCAATATATGATCCTGGAAAATGCTCAAAATACTTTTTTCAAAGAAGATTTGAAAACAAAATATTCAATGATAGAAAAAACTTATCTGTAAGACTACTCCAAGAAGTACAAAGCTCTATAGAAACAGCCTCTTCGGTTAGAGAATCTTTATTAGATACACACAGAATATCTGTCCATGCAGATATTAGCGAAAACAGTAAAAATGCTAGTAACGTCGTTTATGAGCCTGCCAAAAGGTGGATACAGGGTATGGGTTTTACTTGCAAAATGAAACCTTTGGCTTGGGCATCTAGCTCAATCGCAGATTTACATGCTAAATAATTAATTTAGTTTTCTTATATGCAAGGCGTAAAACATTTAATAGAGTGTCAATGTATATTACCTCAATATAAAAGGATTGAAGATCCACCTTTCCATAAGTTCGTAGTTTTTTCTATTATAGATGAATCTGACACTGTTGTAGAGAAGTTCACTCAATGCAATAATTGTGGTATTATACACAGGGTTTTTGACATATGCAAATCTGAGATTGCTATCGGGCATGAATCTTTAAATAGTCTTCCTTCTATAGATGATTTTAAGCTTATGTTACCTAGTAGTTTGATCAATATACTAGAAAGCTATGATGCAGAAGTCTATATTTGGGAGCAAGCAGCGTTTATAATTAACTATGAAAAAATAGGAGATAGAATTATACTCTCTTCTGACGAAGTAAAAGGTAAGTTACAAGGAAAAAGTATGGTCTACAATGGTAATTCTAAGTTTTCTATAGAACCATTCGTAGCTGATGTGGAGTTTTAATGAATGATTTAAAACAGATTGCTGAAAGCTTATCTAAGTGCAGAGAAATAAAAAACGAAATTTTACGTTTTGGTGTTAATCAATTAGAAATATTAAAATTAATTAAACTATTAGCCCTAGAGCTAGAAGACAGAGAAAAAATGAAAAGCATTATCAAATGCGTAGAATCTGAAGACTCAGGGTTAATAATACAGGAGGATTAAAATGGACCAAGGTTTAATGCAAAAATGGGAAGAACTTAAAACTTTAATGGAAAGTATAGAAAGCGATATTCTTAAGAATGCTAATGGCAACGCATCCGCTGGAGTTAGAGCAAGAAGAGGGTTAAGAAACCTAAAATCAGAAGCTGCTAGTTTAGTAAAAATTTCTTTAGACGGAAGCAAGAAGTAATTATATATCGATATAATCTTCTATATTTACTAGTTTACTCTTTATTGATTTTTCTATCTGACAAATTCTCATACGCGTCACTCCAAAAATGTCCCCAATCTCTTGAAGGGTCTTGGGCCCTTCATAAGCAGATATCAAAGTACAATTTTGATTACAAGGATATTTTATCCAGTATCTACAAGAATTCTTCTGGCATGGGACCTTATATTCCATGTGTGCCGTGTAACAAATTAAATCTTTATCTATTTCCATTTATTAACCTTAGTAGATTTATTATTTTATATACTAATAATAAATTTTCATATTTTCATTGGAGCTTTTATGAAAAGAAAAACTTTTGTTTTAGATACTAACGTCTTATTATACGACAAGACAGCTATTCACTCTTTTTCCGGATGCGATGTAGTTATCCCTCTTTTAGTTTTAGATGAGCTAGATAGGTTTAAGGAAAAGCCTGGAGTTATAGGAGAATCAGCTAGATACGTAAATCGATTGCTAGATGGTTTTAGAGAAATAGGAAGGTTAGATGAAGGTATTAAAATACCCGATCATTTAGCTAAGGACCAAAATATAAAAGTTATAGTTGGAGAGCATGCAGCTCCTTTTGGTTTAGCGGGTAACGCTGGAGATAATCTAATAATCGCTGCTACACTTTCTGAAGCAAGAGAAAAGCCAAACAGCAAAATCATATTAGTTACTAAAGACATTAACCTCAGGGTTAAGTGCGACGCTTTAGGCATACTGTCTGAAGATTATTTTAAGGATCACATAGCCAGCGAAGATGCAGAATATTCTGGATATGGTAAGCTTGAATTAAGTTTAGAAGAAGTTAATCGTTTCTGGACAGATAGCTATGTTGACTTGAAAGATTCTTCTTTTTTCCCTAACGAATATGTAGTAGTTAACGAAGGGGGTAATTCTAGTTTCTTAGCTCGGCATTCTAAAAATCAATTAGTTAAACTTATACAAGCCCCTGGCGGCATCGGTAAAATAAACCCAAAAAATAAAGAACAAAGTTTTGCAATAGACGCATTAATGCATTCAGATGTTCCTCTAGTGACTTTAACCGGAATTGCTGGATCAGGAAAAACTTTTTTAACTCTCATGGCAGCTATGGATGGTGCAATGACAAAAAAGTACTCTAGGATCATAATTAGCCGTTCTATTCAAACAGTTGGAAATGATTTAGGGTTTCTTCCTGGGGACTTAAACGAAAAGATGGATCCGTGGTTAGCTCCAATAAAAGACAATTTTCAAACTATGTTTAATGATATCACTTATTTTGAAGCTATGAAAGATAAAGGCCAAATTGAAGTTGCTCCATTAGCATTTATTAGAGGTAGGTCTTTTAATGATGCTTTTGTAATTGTTGACGAAGCGCAAAATGCTACAGTTCATGAGCTTAAAACTTTGATTACCCGGGTAGGGAAAAATTCTAAGATAGTTCTCCTGGGAGATATCGACCAAATTGATACCCCATATATCGATAAAGTTTCTAATGGTTTATCGATAATTGTCGACCGTTTTAAGAAAACAGATTTAAGTGCTCACGTTTACATTCCTCATGGACAAAGATCAAATCTAGCAACATTGGCATCCAACATACTTTGAAGTATATTTAGATCTGGAGGTCTTACCATGGCTGTTAGATTTACTACTTTTAGAAAAATAAATAAAAACAGGTTTCGAAAAATATACCCTATTAATCACTATGCTCCCGTGGATGGGTTCCTCACAGATAAACAATTAGTTGTCGAGACTAAATTGGTTGATTTCAATAATTCATCATTTGAGTTTACGACGCTAGATGGTGACTATTCTGAAACTCCTGTAATTATAGTTTCTGGATTTAATGAAAGTTCAAGTGCTCAAGCTAACGTTAACTTGTACATAGATTCTATAGAAACGATAGATGGAAAAATAAAGATAGGAATTAGATCTAGTGATAACTTTACCGGTAAAGCTGCTTTGCAAGTCTTGGAAGTTGTTTAATCATGGCTGTGGGTTGTAAATTACTGGAAATATGTGCCGGTTCAATTGATAGCAAAAATTATCCAGGACAGCACGTAATAAGCGTAACTTTTGAAAAAAAATTCTCGGCTGTTCCCATAATTAATTTATGTGTTATCGGTAGTAATAAAGAGTCTTTAGCGGAAAACGTGACAACTAGTGGGTTTGATCTTGTCGTTACTGACACTGGACAAGGAATTGATGGTACTTTTAGAGTAGATTTTCATGCATTCAATGTGATAAGGTAAAAAGATGGCAAGAGATTTTAGAACAAAACAAATAAGAACTTCGTTAGTTATCGCCTCGGGATCTTTAACAGGATCAAATCCAAATTTAGGGTTAGTCTTCCTTTCTGGAAGTAAGATGTTAAATTTTGATGGCCAGATGTTAACCGGTTCTGGAAATGCAGCAATAGGTCCAGCAATTCCATCAACGCCCCTATTTGATGCTAATAATCAACCAGGTTTCGAGCCTGGATTATATCTAGGACATAATTCTATTGGTCATGATGTTTGGTGTCTTTTTGATGGCGCTTCAAATGGTCCCACTGGTACTTCTACGAGAAGAAGAGACGGATCAACAGTCTTATTTATGGGAGATGTTGTTGTTAGTGGTAGTCTCTTCGCAGAGAGACACGTAGTTGAAGTCGATTCAACAGTTGATGGAAATTTTATTGCTCCTAAAGACTCTCACCTTAGCGGAGGTTTATATTCTGGTGAACAGGCAACTGGGATATATGCTTTAAGAGTTAATCCTCATGATTCAATTAAGGATGGGATTCCTGCAAACACTGTACAAATTAATAACTCAGTTTTTAGAGCTACTGCGAATTCAGAGTTTGGTGGTGGTTTTGGGTCAGCGGGGCTGACTATTGATTCAAATGGTACTTTAACTACTGACGGAGAGATTCAAACTGCTAAGATAGCATTCACCGATGGTGATGATGCTATAGCTATCGAAAACGGTGGTACTATTAAACTTAGCACGGGATTAAGAAATACCCCTGCCGTAAAGGTTACTACGGCCATCAACTCCAATGTAAATGAGTGGGTAAAATTTGCAGAATTATCAGAAGCATCGACTGCTCGAAATGATAGCGCTAGCGCTGTTTTCCTGATTAGGTTTACAGATGCTGAGCGAATGAACACTCAAAGTTATATTAACGTGAGCATTTTACTAGAAGTCGCAGTCGGAGCGAATGACCCAAGCAACCCTACGGTTCTCAACGCTGAAGTTTTTGATGCTAATAGCGGCGATGATGTCGCGGCTTTTGATCCAACTACCATGATTGAACTTTGGCAAAAAAAGGACGATACAAATCCTACAGGAGCTCTCTACATTAAGAACCCAAGTCAATTCAACCAGGTCTATGTTTCTATGTTGAATGGAAATAGGAATCACGGCGGTGCCGCAGAAATGGAATGGTTAATCCTCACCGGTCAGTCGTGGATGACTAACGCTGCTTACACTAGTGCTAGATCTAGTTTTGATGGTGTCTCTAATCAGGATATAGTCGCTTGTAGGTTAACTGAAAAGAAATACAGTAAAGTCACAACTAGTCAACTTACCGGTTCAGCCGGCCTTGCCGTTGAAATGAATAGCCGAAAAATGACTATGTTTGATGATGGGGTTGATATGGTTATCAGCGCATCGGCCGGTCTGAAGTTAGTTGCTAATGATGGCAGCGGAGATATCAAACTTCATGGCAATGTGGCATTTGATAACATTTTGGTCGAAGAATATTTAGGTCATCAAGGAGATACAGATACTAAGTTGCATTTTCCAGATGCCGGTGATCAGATGAAACTGTCAGCGGGTGGTGTTGAGTTTGTTCACATCACAGAAGATGGTTCTCAAGACAAAATAGTTTTCAACCCAAACAATCAGGATATAGATTTTGTAGTCGTTGGCGGTGATGCTGCTAAGAAATTTATAGACTTTGATGCTCAAAACAATAACTTAAAATTAGGAGCGGATACCTCTGGAAATGCTACGTTAAGTGTATCGGACAGCGTAACTGTTAACCCCGCAAATCAAACTGCAGGTTTTAGAGTAAATGATGCTGCGGGGAATGGGTTATTCTCTGTTACTCCTTTTACTCATAAAGTGCAAGTAATCGGAGATGATGGAGATACTGATACTATATTTGAAGTCAAAGCTGGTTCAACTACTATAGTAGATGTAACTAATCACACTACTAACGGGATATCTTTAGGAACCGCTAGTATACCGGTAAAAATTGTTGGTGACCTTGTCGTAGGTGGCGCGACTACCACGATCAACACTACAAACTTATTAGTTGAAGATCCAGTTGTTGTTCTCAACAAAGCAAACTCCTCAGCTAATGGGCAAGGTGGGATTGCAATTGAAAAAGGTGGAACTTCTTTAGACATGGTTTTCGGTCGTGTTGCTAATGACACATGGGGCGTTGGTACTAAAGATACTAATGACGGGGCAGTGACTACTCTCGCTGATATGACTCTAGCTAATATCAGAGCTGCTCGATTTGAATGTGGAGATTCTGCAACTTATATTTCCGGTGATGGTACTGATATTACTTTAACCGCTACAGGAGATATTAACGTTCCTGCCAATGTCGGTGTTACTTTTGGTAATGATGCGGAAAAGATTGAGGGTGATGGCACCGACTTAAGGTTTTTTGGTAATAACCTCATTCTGTCAGCTTCTGCAGATGTTCTGTTACCCGGGAATGTTGGGTTAGCGTGGGGACCAAATAGTACAGAAAAAATTGAAGGAAATGGTAGTAAGCTAACTCTTTCAACTGAGGGTGATATCGACTTATCTCCTGGCGGAGCAATTAGAGTTACGGGAGATAATCAAATTGAATTTGGTAATGCTGATTCTGGAGAGTACATTAAACGTAGAATCAGTAACAGCGGTGGGTTGTTAATTCAATCAGATGCAAGTAACGGCGCGATTGAATTAAACAATGGCCAAGGTGGTGGGCCAATATTGATAGGTGGAAACTCAGCTGATTTAAAAATAATTTTTGGTTCTGGACAAGATACTGGACTTGGAGGCCAACACGGCCAGTGGGTTGGGGCTGCGGGCGCTGCTAAGCTTGGAGATCTAGTAGCAGCTGCAGAAATCGATTTAATATTATCAGCTTCGCAAGCTGTTGTCCTAAATTATACCGGGCATTCAGGAACAAAGCTCTATCCTAGGTTAGAATTTGGTTCAAAAGATTCAACTGAATATATTCGAGGAGATGGTACAGATTTATCTTTCTTTTCGGGTGCAAAACTTAAACTAAGCCCAGCAACATCGATAGAAATACAGAATGATAAGCCTTTGAACTTTGATGCTTCTGGAAACTTTAAAATCCAAAAGGGTTCTTCTAGTTTAGATATCACCGGTGCAACAATTAATTTAAATGCAACTTCTCAAGTAAATGTACCAGAAGGTGTTGATTTAGTTTTTGATGCAGCGGGAACTGACCCTGACAATGTAGTAAAGATTAATGGTGATTCTTCTAACAATTTAAACCTTTCTGCTACCAGCGGTGAAGTTAAGTCAGATACTCATTTAAATGTTGCTGCTAGTAAGAATCTTAGGTTTACCGACAATAATGCTCGCGTGTATCGTGATGGAGACAACATGATGTTCCGAGATGCGCAGCAGACAACGGCCGTTACGTTAACGACTCTTAACACGAGAGACGTTGTTGACCATGGATTTAGGATTGCCTTAGGACCAGATAGGTTAAAGGCTTCAGGGTCATTTTCTATTGATAAGCAAGATCGGTATGCTAACCAATTAGGATCGGATGTCTGGTTCTATGTTGATTCAAATGATAGCAGTAGGAATAAGTCTGTTTTTGCTAAGCAGTTAGTAATGTCAAGTTCTCTCAAGCTTATAGATACAAGCGATGCAGCTAGCATTTCTACTTTGGAGCATAATTTAGATGTTCTTAAAGTCGGCGTAGACAGTTCAGCAATAGCCCAGTTTGAATCAATCGGTATGAGGTTGATGAATGGTAAGGGACTCTATTTTAACTCAACTACCCAGTCGATAACTAAAGCTACTAATGATTTTAAATTTAGCACTGGTAACGGTGCTGCAACTGGACTGATAATTGGCGATGATAACGACGGATATGATCGATCGATAATTTTTGGACATACCACTCTTAAGACGATAGCAGGTATAGATGACAGTTTAGACGCTTTTATTATCAACACAGACGCAGCGTTTGATAACACTTTATCGAATAACTCTTTAACTATCGACGCTAATCATAATGTCGGCGTGGGCGGAGACCTTACTGTTCACGGTGGCGATATTGCTTATAGCAATGGCCAAAATGCAACCTTGGATGTCGCGGCCACTGCCGCGGATAACGCTGGAAAGAGCTTAAGTTTATCAGCAGGTGACGTAACAGGAGGTTCCGGAACTGGCAACACAGCCGGCGGAGACTTGGTATTATCTTCAGGGGCCTCTACCGGGACTGGAACTTCTACTATGCAGTTTAAAACTGCAACTGCTGGATCTGAAGGTAATGTTTCTAGCACGCCTGTTGAGCGTATGCGAATTCATACTAACGGAAAAGTTGGTATTGGTGATACCACTCCAAATGCTCAGCTAGATGTAGCTCACACCGGCATAGGGATAGCTGCTCAATCGAATGCTAATTCTGTGGCTAGCAGCTTAAGTTTGACTAACTCTCATGCGGGGAGTTCTGCCGGGGTTCAACTTAGCGCAACATTGAATAATGGAGTTCACGGAGCTTTTGCCGGGCAGATTAATTTTGGTAAAGTTCAAGAGTGGGACAATGCGGATAACGCTACTCATGATGGTTACATGTCTTTTTCCGTTCTCGTCGATAAATCAGTATCAGAAACAATGAGAATTGCAAACGGTAAGGTTGGCATTGGCATTACTGCCCCTTCTTACAAGCTTGATGTAGATGGAGACATAAGAGTTAGAGGGAACGATATTAGAGACAACAGTGGAAACCCAGCGATTACTTTCGATGGGAGCGCTAATACTACAACTAATGGGACTCTTACTTTGAAAGGTCATGCTTTGCCTCATGCTAATAACACCTACGACCTAGGTTCAACTACATATAGGTTTCGAAATATATATACGAATGACTTGAATCTTTGTAATGAAGGTATGGGTAACGATGTGGATGGAACTAGTGGTAACTGGACAATTCAAGAGGGTGAAGATAATTTGTATGTGATCAATAACATAACAGGCAAGAAATTTAAGATGATGTTACAGCCTGTAGAGGATGGAGAATAAAATGGCTATTTATGGTTCTAATGTCAATGGGTTTCAAGTTCAAGTTAATTCAACAACTACCGGCGATTCAAACAAGTGGATAAAGATAGCTGAGAGTACCAGCAATATGACTTACTACGATACTTCAACAACCACGTTATTAGTTAATGTTGTAGGTAGGGAATATTTGACGTCAAATGATACTGACATGTCTTTTATCTTGCACGCTAAGATGACCTATGATGGTGTGACAACAAGAGCACCTGGTCAGTATATGACGGTCGAAAAACTAAATCATCTAGGTACTGACAGCTTTGATCCTACAACGGACGTTTTCTTGACTTGGGGGAGTAATGGCGTTTATGATATATGGCTTAAAGTTCCGGAAAGTAATAAAGACGTTTTTGTGACTCATTTAGGTGGAAGTAATGCAGATACTGATCACTCCGAATTAAGTGCTGTTATAACAACTGGACAAAGTTGGGAAGCAGATAAAACTACCCTTTCTAGTGGGGGTTCTTTTTATGCTACTTATGCTAACAAAAAGTTCAAGGACGTCACTGTAGATACGATCTCAGCATCTACAATTTCTGGCACCGCGGCGACGAACGCGAACACAGCAAACAAGGTTGTAAAGAGAGACGGCTCCGGAGATTTTGAAGCTAATGTTATTACGGCTGATTTAGCCGGCAACATTTCCGGAAATGCCGCTACAGCAGATGCAATAGACGTCACTAATGATACAAGCAGCGCTGTTCATTACATACCTTTTGTTGCAACTTCTAACACGGCTGCTGGACAGACTTTAAAGGTCAATACTAATTTTAGAATTAACCCAGGCACAGAGATTTTGGCAACAGTTAGTGATTTAACAGTGATGCCAAACTCAACTTTCTCATCCACAAAAGGTATGATAGACCCTTTACAGATTGTAAGAACTACTACAACGAACTCGTTCAACATTAACGGAACTTCGTTTAATACATTGCCGGGGTTTGCAGTAGGTTGTGGAGGAGAACAGACAACAACTCGTATATCTGGTCCAGTTTATATTGGAGGAGGTTACGATTTGACCACCACCTTTGTAGGTCATGATAATAATGTTTACAACAGTGGAGGTTCTGCAGACCTTGCTATATGGGTAAGGTTTTTTCTAGATGTTATTGATGCTTCGGCGACTCCACATACGTTAACAAAGTCGACTGATTTTATAAACAACACTAGTATGAACACATCCACGCTGTTTGATCCTATAAAAGGTTTACCAGCTTCAACTTGGAACGGTACCGGTAATAATCCTATCACTGTAGCTGATCACTCTGACTTTAATTTTACTGATAGCAACAAGTTGACAGTTGCTTTTTGGATAAATATTCCAAATGCTGCTTGGTTGACTGCAGCCAATGGCCATGTGCTAGCATCTAAAGGATCAGCAAATGGTAACATGGAGTGGACAATATATTTCGACAACGATTCCTCCGCGGGCGACCCTGCTTTATGGTTTATAAGAGAAGACGAAAGCGAGGGCTCTTACCGAGGTATTGCCTACGAAAATTTAGGAAATGGAGCAACTAACCAGTGGGATGTTGGTAATTGGGTTCATGTTGCGATAGTGGATGACACGACACTTGGGGTGGCTGATACTGTTTTTTATATTAACGGTGTAGCTGTTGCCGATAATACTAGCAACATATTTGATTGGACACCCGCTGGTACTTATGAAGGTTCTGAAGACCTTTCCGGAGTGTTACAGATTGGTGGTGGGTTTGCTTATGGTTACGCGACTAACGGGCTAAATAATGGAGTTAAGTTAGCTGAATTTGCTGTTTGGACAGATGCTCTTACAGCAGCAGAAGTAGCTGCTATATACAGCGCTAGCCAGTTTGGTAGAGGAAGTCATGAGTATTCTACTATGGCTTTTGTTGATGGTATAACTTATCTTCCAAGCACTTATCCTTATACTACTTCCAATAAACCTAACGTAACAATTGGCACTGCCGGTGAATTAATAAGATCTACCCACACAAATTCTGAAAGAATTCTTAAGACAAACATAGAGAATTTAAATGCTGACTTGGAAAGTGTGTGTAAATTAGTCCCGGTTTTATTTAATTGGAAAACTGCCCCAGATGATAAGAAGATACCAGGATTCATTATTGATGAAGTAGAAGATAAATTTCCAGAATTGGTAGTACCAGCAGAAACTGATAGCGATTATAAATCACTCGAATATGATAGATTTTGTGCTTATATTGTATCTGCCATGAAGGAAATAAAAGATCGACTAGAAGCTTTAGAATCTAAAATTTAAAATTAAATTAAAAAAATTCCTGAACATTTTTTTCTTTACATATACTCTATAGATCAGAGATCAGTTATACAGTTAATCTGATATACAGATATATCTATTTTATTATTCTTTTATTATAATTGATCTTATTAATCTATAGAGATAGAATATATTATGACAGATAAAAATAATCCTCATGTAATTATAGTAGCAGATTTTTTTGCAAAAGACATCACTGGTGGTGCTGAATTAAGTACTCAAGCTTTAATCGATTCAGTTCCGGAAGATATTGAACTTGAAACTATGTACTCCCGAGATGTCAGTCTAGAAAATTTAGAAGAACATAAAGACTCTTTTTGGATTTTTACAAATTGCGCCGGCATGGATTTAAATTTGATTCCATCAATTGCTGCTAATCTAGACTATTCGATAGTAGAGTATGACTATAAATTTTGTAAATATCGTTCTGTTGAGAAGCACAACCTGATAGAAAATAAAGAGTGTGATTGTCACGAACAAATTCATGGTAAAATAATTTCTGCTTTTTTCTTAGGAGCAAAAAGTATTTGGTGGATGTCAGAAGCTCAGCAACAAAGATATATTGATAAGTTTCCTTTTCTAGAAAATGTTAATTCAGTTGTCTTGAGTTCTGTTTTTGATGACGCATTCTTCTTAAAGATAAGAGAACTAAATTCTCTAAATTTAGAAAGAAATGGCTGGGTAGTTTTAGATTCAGACAGCTGGATTAAGGGAACTGAAAGTGCTATAAACTATTGCGAAGAAAATAATCTTAAGTTCAGTACTATTAAAGATTTACCATATAATGAAGTGCTAGAAAAACTAGCTGCAGCTGAAGGTTTAGTTTATTTACCTCGTGGTGGAGATACATGCCCTAGGCTAGTGATTGAAGCTCAAGTTTTAGGTTGTCGATTAATTTTAAACGAAAACGTTCAACATAAAGATGAGATATGGTTTGATACAAAAAACTTCTTTGATACTGAAGCTTATCTTTACGCAGCTCGAGAAAGATTTTGGAACGGTATAATATCTGATATCAATTGGGATCCAAAGATATCAGGATACACTACAGTGTATAATTGCATAAAAAACGAATATCCATGGGAAAAAACAGTAGAATCTATGCTTGGATTCTGTGACGAGGTTGTAGTAGTCGATTCAGGGTCTGATGATGGTACTTGGGAAAAATTGCTAGAAATTGCTGAAAGAAATGAAAAGGTAGTAGCAAAACAAAATAAAATCGATTGGGATCATCCTAGGTTTGCTTATCACAGCGACGGCATGCAAAAAGCTTTTGCTCGAGATTTTTGTACAGGAGATTTTTGCTGGCAAATGGATTCAGATGAGTTTGTCTTGCCGAAAGACTTTGAAAAAATCAAACAATTAGTAAAAAGGTTTCCTCAACTTTCCGAATTAGTAGCTTTACCAGTCGTAGAATTTTGGGGAAGTTACGATAAAGTAAGGGTTGATATTAATCCATGGAAATGGAGAATAAGCAGAAACAAGCCATACATAACGCATGGAATACCAAAAGAGTTACGAAGGTTTGATGAGAATGGTGGCATGTATACTGCTCCGGGAAGCGATACATGCGATTATATACATAAAGAATCATTCGATCGTATCCCTTTTATTGCTTATTATTCGGAAGAAGTAGAATTACTTAGAAGAGAAGCTTTGAATGGAAATATAGAATCTCTTAACAAATATGAAAAATGGTATAATGACGTTTCTGAATCGGTACCAACTGTTTATCACATGTCTTGGTTTGATATAGAGAGAAAGATTAGATTATTCAAAAGTTATTGGACAAAATTTTGGCTAAGTCAATATAATATACCGGTAGAAGATATATCTGAGAATAACATGTTTTTTGATAAACCTTGGAAAGATGTTAAAGACGAAGAAATAAAATTACTTTCAGAAAAATTAGCTAGCGATATGGGAGGGTGGATTTTCCACACTAAAATAAATTGGTCAGCTAAGACACCTTCAATAAAGATTTCTCACGGATGTAAAGATTATCTAGACAATGAATAAAAAAGTATCGATAGTAGTACCGGTAAAAAATTGTGAATCTACTGTCAAAAGATCTTTAGATTCTGTTTTAGAACAAACCTACGAAAATTTTGAATTAATAATTGTTAATAACAATTGTACTGACAAAACTATTGAAATAGTCAAAGAAATAAATGACAATCGAATAAAAATCGTAGATTGTAAAATTTCAGGCATTGTTCCAGCTTTAAATACAGGATTAAAAGTAACTACAGGAGATTACATTGCTAGGCAAGACGGCGATGATTATTGGCATCCGAATAAATTAGAAAAACAAGTTTATGTGTTAGATAACAGCAGTACTGATATATGTGGTACTCAAATTAATATTTTAGATAAAGATTTTAAAGTTGTCGATGATTCTTTTAGGTACCCATTAAAGGACAAGCCAATAAAATCTTGGTTATTAACTGGCAAGAACGCTATAGCCCACCCATCGGTAGTTTTTAGAAAAGAAGTACTCTTAAGGGTTGGCGGGTATGATGATTCTTATCCTATAGCTGAAGATCATCATATGTGGTTAAGATGCATTAGGTGGTTTAATTTCTTTAATTTATCTGATGTATTAGTTGATTACACCGCAGTTCATAATCCCATGTACGATTCAAAGTATCCCTTGCTTTCATCTGAAGCTCAATTTAAAGTCTTGAGTTATATGGGATATATAAAAGTATGATAACTAGCTTTCAAATAGGCACAAATGGAAGGTTTGGAAATCAAATGTTTCAGTATGCCGCGATGTTTGGTTTATCAAAACTTAAAGATTTAGACATTTATTTACATAGTAATAATCACGAACTCTTTGATGCTTTTTATTTACCGTCAGCAAAAAAAGCGAACGAAGAAGTAAAAAAGGAAATCAAGTTTCAATATAAAGAACCTAGTTTCTATTTTAATACGAACTTCTTCAATGCTGGTACTAAAACCGACTTATATGGATATTTTCAGTCTCCACTATATTTTTTGCATTGTTTAAATGAACTGGAAAAAGAATTTAATTTTAGAGATGAAATTCGTTTAGAAGCTGCTGAACAATACGAAAGATATAGGGATAATCTTCCGACATGTTCTATTCATGTGAGAAGAACTGATTACTTAAAAACCCCAGAATATCATCCTACTTGTTCTATTGATTACTATAATAACGCAAAAAACATTATAAAAAATTCTTCTAACGCAAAGATAAAATTTTTAGTCTTTGGAGATGATAAAAAATGGATAGAAGATAACTTGCTAGATGAAGATTCGTTCTTTGTAGAAGGAAATCCAGGTCCATTAGATATGTGTATGATGTCAATGTGCAACGCACACATAATAGCAAACTCGAGTTTTTCTTGGTGGGCAGCTATGCTTGGGAAAAGAAATTCTGTTATTGCTCCTAAAGTTTGGTTCGGTCCTCAGGGACCTCCGAACTATGATACTATATATTACGAAAGGTGGTTGAAAATATAATGAGTTGGTTACCCCCATATATGAAACCAGAAGATGTTGCAACCAATTGTCGAGCTGATCAGCATTATTCTTGTATGATGGCTTCGACAGTTGGCGGCATGTACAAGAGTCATACTCCAGACATAACTTTTTTAATTCCTTATGGCACAGATTCTCAAAATAGATTTGAGAATCTTTGTGATGTTTTGTGTTGGATTAGTTTCACTACAACAGCTAAAGTAGAATTGTATATTTCCGAGACAGAAAAAGCTTTCTCTTCTTTTCGCTGGTTTGATTTAGATTCAGCGATTGAACAATATCAAGCTGGAAATAAAAAAGAAGTAGATGATAGCGTTAAAGAGATATTATATGACAATATGTGTATCCACCGAATGCATAAAAATGAATTTGGACAACTATTTTTCTATGGAATAGCTTTGGAAGATTTTAAAGATAGGGTCAATATTCATATAGAAAGAAGATCAGACGACGCACCTTTTCATAGGACTAAATATCTTAACGAAATGCTTACGCGAGTAACAACTCCTTATTGCGCTAATCATGATGCTGACGTGATCTTATCTCGAGACGGTTTATTAACATCAATAGGAATGCTTAGGACTTCTGACACAGACATTGTATATCCTTACGGATATGGAAAGTATCAAGTAATGATACACGAAAGGGTAGGTCCTGGAAGCATTAATTTGGAGAAATTAATATTAACTGGTGATGGAACTGGCATAGTATCTTCTCTAGGCACCGGTACTATGATTTGGGATGCTAAATACGGTCAATCGATAATCTATAGAACAGATTCTTATAAAAAAGTCTTTGGTGAAAATGAAGAATTTATATCTTGGGGTCCGGAAGATGTAGAAAGGTACGTCAGATCTTATCGATTCAAAATGAAAATAGCGAGAATTAGTACTCATATATTCCACCTTGAACATCCTAGGGGATCCGAAAGTTCGACTTCTAATTCTAAATTTAATCATAATGAAGACCTATGGCAAAAGATTCAAAACTTAAAAGCAGAAGAACTTCTAGAATACTATGAAAACTTAGAATATGTAAAAAGATATGGCTGGTCTTAATATTTATTAGTAAGATTCTCCAGGGAGAGAAATGTCAGAAACTTACTACAAATATAATTTAAAAGAATTTAATTTTGAATCTTTATTTAAAGAACTTTTCGCTATTAAAGATTTACAAAAACTTCATTTAGACTCTAAAGAAGAATACGATTTCTTTGGAGAACCTGGAAAAGATTCTGATACCAAATATCATAAAATATTTTATGACAAAATGCGAGCCGGCTGGCCAGAATTTTTGAATCTTTACAAAAAGTTTATAAAAGAGATAGTAGTTCCTCAGTTAGAAAAAGATGAGTTTATTTATCAAACTTGGCCAAGCTTTCGAGTTCATCTTCCTGATAATGTAGCTGTAGGAGGTTGGCATAAAGATGCTGATTATAATCACCCACCTGGAGAAATTAATTTTATCGTAGCTGTTACTCCTATGTTTGAAAGTAATTCAACCATATCAGAAGCTAATCCAGGAAAAATGGATTTTAGGCAATTTACTTTAAAGCCAGGAGAATACGTAAAGTTTAATGGTAATCAATGCATTCACGGAAATTTACCAAACAAAACTGGAGTTACTAGAATTAGTTTTGATTTTAGGTTAATGAAAAAAAGTGATTATAACGATAAGCATGAATTAAAATCTCTTTCTAAAGGAAATAAGTTTTTAATTGGTCACTACTATGAGGAATTAGATTGAAAATAATAGTTACTGGAGGGAGTGGCATGGTTGGCTCCGCTTTTAAAAAAGCAAAAACTAATCATGATATAAAACTTTTAAGCAGTAAAGATGCAAACCTTTTAAATTCTGAAGATTTTAAAATTTTGCTTGATAAAGAATCACCTGATGCTGTTATACACTTAGCTGCAAAGGTTGGTGGAGTGAAGGGAAATACAAATTTTATAGCAGACTTTTATTCGGAAAACATTAAAATAAATTGTAATGTTTTAGATGCATGCAATAATTTAGGAATCAAAAAAGTTGTTTCTCTTTTATCAACGTGCGTGTATCCGGATAATGTCAAATATCCCCTAACTGAAGATCAGATACATAATGGTGAACCTCACCAAAGCAACTTTGGATATGCATACGCTAAGAGGATGCTAGATATACACTCAAGGGCTTTAAGACAACAATATAACAGAAACTATATATGTGCAGTTCCAAATAATCTGTATGGGCTTTATGATAATTTTGATTTAGATAATGGTCACGTTATTCCAGCTATCATTAGAAAGATTTGGGAAGCGAAAAATAACAAAAATATACCTACATTCTGGGGAGATGGAACTCCATTAAGGGAGTTTACTTTTTCCAATGATGTTGCTAGGATACTTTTATTTCTTTTAGAAAATTATGATAGACCAGAACCTGTAAATATAGGAAATGTTGAACAAAAAAGTATATCTTCTGTCGTCACTATAGTGAGTGAAATTTTAGATTATAATGGCGAAATTAGGTGGGACGTATCAAAACCAGCTGGTCAGTTTAAAAAACCAAGCTCTAATGCTAAGTTGCTAAAGTTGGGTTGGGAATCAAAAAACTACACTAGTTTTTACGAGGGCATGAAAAAAACCTGCGAATGGTTTATAAATAATTATCCAAATGTGAGAGGCGTAGAATGAAAACTGCTATAATAACAGGCGTAACTGGACAAGACGGTTCTTACTTGGCAGAGCATTTGTTAGCCTCCGGATATAAAGTAATAGGATTAAAAAGAAGGACTAGCTTAATATCAACAGACAGAATAGATAGTATATTTTCTAACGAAAATTTAAATTTAGAGTATTTTGAATTAGATGATCCAGGAGTAATATACCGATTAATAAACAAATACGACCCTGATGAAATATACAATTTAGCAGCTCAATCTCATGTTAGGGTAAGCTTTGAAAATCCAGTATCAACTACAAATACTATAGTTAATGGTACTCTTAATCTATTAGAAGCTATCAGGAACACTAATAAAGACATAAAATTTTATCAAGCTAGTTCTTCCGAAATGTTTGGAGATAATCCTGAAGTTCCTCAAAATGAATTAACTAGACTTTCTCCAGCCTCTCCTTATTCTTGCGCAAAAGTATATGCTCATCATCTAGTTAGAAATTACAGAGAGTCTTATGGTATGTTTGCGTGTAGCGGAATACTTTTTAATCATGAGTCCCCTAGAAGAGGAGAGACTTTTGTCACTAGAAAAATAACAATTGCAGCAGCCAAAATCAAATTAGGTTTGCAAGATAAACTATACCTAGGTAACTTGCATGCTTTAAGAGATTGGGGGTTTGCTGGTGACTATGTTAAAGCAATGCATATGATGCTACAACACGACGAGCCTGATGATTATGTTGTAGCTACTGGTAAAGCATATTCTGTTCAACAATGGCTAGAAGAAGTTTTTAAAATTGCTGGCTTATCGATCGATAAACATGTAGAAATAGATCCTAGACTTTTTAGACCTCATGAAGTACCTCACTTACTTGGCGATTATTCTAAAGCTAAAAAGGTTTTAGGGTGGAAGCCAGAAGTCGACTTTAAAAAGTTGGCAAAATTAATGTATGAATCAGATTTTAATTTTTGTAAAAATTAAAAAAAATAGTTAGAATTATCTAATGATAATAGATAAAACAAAAGATCTACCTATACTGCCAAATAACAAACCTCATGTTTCATATTCGGAAGTTAAAAATTGGAAAGAGTGTGCCTGGAGACATAAGTTAGCTTACATCGATGGAATAACATCTGATGAACCATCTCAATATCTTTCTTACGGTTCTGCTATACACGATGGTATAGAAAATTTTCTTTTGTCTGGTCAAATGGATATTGAAAAAACATTATCTGATATAAAATCAGAGTGGAAAAAACATGAATTTGATTCAGATGTCTTTATAAAAAAACAAGCAGATATCAGAAAAAATAATGGTTGGAAACCTAAACCTCATCTTTATTTAGATGTTTGGTTAGAATACGCTAAAAATAGTTTAAACGAAATACCAACTTTTCTAGAAGAAACCTTTGGTGAATATGAAGTAGTTTCTGCAGAAGAACAACTATATGAGCATGTACCGGAAGTCGGTGCCTATTTTAAGGGATTTATCGATGCCTTAATAAAAACAAAAGACAAAAAAGGTAACGAAATTTACTGGGTTATCGACTGGAAAACAGCCGGTGACAAAGGTTGGTACGCTAGTAAAAGAAGGGATATTTTGACTTGGGCTCAGATAGCTTTATATAAACATTTTTGGCGTAATAAAAATAATATAGATATTAAATCTGTAAGATGCGGATTTGTTCTATTAAAGCGAGGAGCTCCAAAAGGAAAAATATGCGAATTAGTAAAAGTTTCAGTTGGAGAAAAAGCAGAAGCTAAGTGTACTTCTATTTTAAGAAGTATGGTACTCTCTATGAAGAGAGGCATTTATCTTAAAAATAGAAACTCCTGCTTATTTTGTGATTATAAGGGTACCGTTCATTGCCCGGGAAGTTAGAATGGAAAAATATAAAGTATTAGTTTTGTCAGACCATGCTCTGTCTCCGTCCGGTGTCGGCGTTCAAACTAGATTTTTAATCAATGGATTACTAGAAAAAAACACTTGGACGTTTAGACAGCTAGGAGCAGCTATTAAGCATGAAAATTATGATGTTCAAAAAGTTGCTGAAGATTTTATTATTAAGCCAGTTGATGGTTTTGGTAATGAAGAGTTAATTAGAAATCTTTTAGTTACAGAAAAACCTGATGTAATTCTTTTGTTTACCGACCCAAGATTTTTTGTCTGGTTATGGAATATGGAAGATGAGATACATCAAATATGTCCCATAGTATATTGGCACGTTTGGGATAATAAACCATTTCCAGAATATAATAATGAATTCTATCAGGCTACTGATTTGATTAATTGTCATAGCCATCATACATACGAGCAAGTTAAAGAACATTGGCCAGATAGAACTAATTTTATACCTCATGCCCTTCCTGAAGAAGTTTTTTTCGAAATAGTAGATAGAGATTTTGTAAAAGAATCCAAAGTAGGTTTCATGGGCAAGCATCGGGAAGATGATTTTGTTCTACTTTGGATTAGCAGAAATGCGAAAAGAAAGAGGCCAGCTGATCTTCTTTGGTCTTGGAAGATATTTTTAGAAGAAGTAGAAGAAGTCAATGGTCGCAAACCAGCAACGTTTGTAATGCATACAGATCCTTTTGACAGGGAAGGTCCTGATTTAACTAAAGTTGTTGATATGCTAGGAATAACAGAAAATGTTATTTTTTCAAATGATAGAGTAAATTTTCAACAAATGAATATGTTACATAATATGTCTGATTGCGTCATTAATTTAAGTTTTGCTGAAGGTTTCGGTTTAACTACGCTGGAAGCTATGCAGACAAAAACTCCGATAATAGCTCCAAAAACAGGGGGGTTGACTAGACAAGTAGTAGACCACAGAGATGGTAGCGAAAATGGAGTTGCTTTAGATATAGAATTTAAGTCTTTAGTAGGTTCTCAAGACGTTCCTTATATCTATGAAGATTATGTTTCTGTTGAAACAACAGCGAAAGCTATAAAGAAAATATACGACATGTCTGATGAAGAAAGAAAAGAACTTGGCGAAAAATGTTCAGATTATGTAAATTCAGAGTTTAATTATCAAAATACGATAGACATGTGGCATGAAACAATGCTAAAAACTGTTGAAGATTTTAAGAAAGGCAAATCAACTACTAAGAGATTTGAACTTATAGAAGTATGAAGAAAGTTTTAGTAAGAGGTCCATTAGTTAGTTCTTCTGGTTACGGCGTGCATGCCAGACAAGTATTTTCTTATTTAGAATCTAAAGGTTGCGATATAAGTTCGCAAATTACTCCTTGGGGAATATGTCCATTTATAGTCAATAAAGAATATGAAGGTGGTTTAATTGGAAGAATACTAGATACAGGTACTCCAGTTGAATCAAAACCAGACGTATCCTTTCAGATACAGTTACCAAATGAGTGGGAACCTGGAGTTGCAAATTTTAATGTAGGTGTCACAGCTGGAGTAGAAACTGATAAGTGTTCTGTAGAATGGGTTGATTGTGTCAACAAAATGGATCTAGTTATAGTTCCTTCAAATCATACGAGAGCGTGTTTCGTAAATTCAGGAGCGGACGAATCAAAAATATTAGTGGTTCCTGAATATGTTCAACCAGCTTTTATCGATAAAAAATTAGAGCCTATGAAACTAGATGTTGACACTAAGTTTAATTTTTTAATGTTTGGTTTAATAACCGGTTTAACACCAGAATCAGATAGAAAAAATACTTTTCATGGAATAAAATTGCTTTGTGAAGCTTTTAAAGATGATCCAGAAGTCGGTGTAATTATAAAAACCGGTTTAGGAAGATCAACCACAGTTGATAGAAACAAATCGTTAACAATACTGAGAAAGATTGTTAGTTCTGTGAAGGTTGGAAAATATCCTAAGTTCTATTTATCTCATGGGATGATGACAGATGATGAAGTGTCTTCTTTTTTGAGGAGCGAGGAGATTAACGCTTTAGTATCTTTTACGCGTGGAGAAGGTTATGGTTTACCTTTGATAGAAGCAGCATCTTCTGAAGTCCCAGTTTTAGCGACCAATTGGTCCGGACACATAGATTTCTTAAATCACATTAAATTTTCTTCTTTCGAATACGATCTAGTTGAAATAGATAAAACTAGGGTGGATCACATTTTTATTGAAGGAAGCAAATGGGCCACTCCTAAGTCTAAAAACGTCATAAGGAAACTAAAGAAAATAAAGAATTCATATGACATACCTAAACAATGGGCAAAAACAGGCAGCGAGGTTATTAATTCAAAGTTTAATCAAGCCGAAGTTTTCAAAATTTACGATAAATTTCTAAATGATATATTGAAATGAGTATTAGTATCATTATTATAACAGTGTTAATACTACTGCTAACGATATCGTCATATTTTGCGATAAAGTTTGCTTTTATACTAATGAAACTAGAAGATGCATTAGAAAAAAGTTTGGAAATTTTAGATACAAGACAAGAAACAATAGAACAAATACTACAGATACCCTTGTTTTTTGACAGTATTGAAGTAAGAAAAGTACATTCCGACATTGAAGAATGTAGAAATTCTATTTTGGATATTACCAAAGTTTTAACAGAAAATGTTTCTTCTTATGAAGCTGGAGAGGCTGCAGTTGAAGAAAAAGAAAATAAGAAGGAACCCTAAACAAAAGAGAAACATGTATTTCAATAATGATACTCAAGCTGCTATAGTTGAGTATCAAGACATGGAAGATTGCGAAGAAAAAGAAAAACTTTATAATAGTAAAATCCACATTGCTTTTGAAAAACTAGCAGAAAGTCTAATATTCGTTTATGGATTCAAAAACGGCACAGAAGAAACTAATACGATAAAAAAAGATTGTGTATCTTTTTTGTATGAAACAATACACAAATGGGATGAAGCAAGAGGCACTAAAGCTTTTTCTTATTTTAACGTTGTTGCTAAGAACTGGCTGATAATAAATTCCAGAAATTACAAAAAAAATGTAATGCGCCATGTCAGCATGTCTGATATGACTTATATGTCAAAAAAAGATAAATCCGCTATAGCACATTCTCAAGTTGCAGAAGCTCCTGATAAAATATTAATTGCTGCAAACCAAAGACAAGAAATAAATAAAGTTTTAGCAGTTATAAAAGAAAGAGTTCACAAAGAGAACGAAGTTCTTTGTATTAATGCAATTACAGAAATTTTTTCAAAAATAGATCAACTAGATTTTCTAAACAAACGTGCTATCTATGTCTACGTTAGGGAAATATCTGGCTTAACTCCAAAAAAGCTCTCTGTTGCAATGTCATCAATAAGAAAACACTACAGGGATATTGTTCACGACAAAAGAATTATAGACATATTTTAAGGTGTAAAAAATGGATAATTTAACTTCAGCTCTCCAAAAAATAGAAAAAATAGAAGAAAAAACTAAAAAATTTGAAGAGATGCTTTCTGAATTAGTAAGTTCTGATGATAAGAAAAAGCTTTTGTGGAAAGAGATATACGAAAACGCCAACTTAGATAGACAAAATGCTCACGTTTTGTTCGTAGAAGCGTATACTCAAATGCGTACAGGCATTGCAGAACATGCAGCCATTGGTGCTATTCTTTCTAAGTATTTGGAAAGAATGAATAAGTCTAATGAACAACTTTTGAAACTAGCAGAAATTATTGCAAAAGCAGAAGTTGAAAATAGCAAAATAGATCCTGATGATTTATTTTCTCAAATAAAGGACTAAAAATGAGTACCCTTCCAGAACTTGATGTCAATAGAGTCGCTTTCGATGGAGAAGATGAAGTCGATGGGTCTAGGGAGATTAGGGAAGCTTTATTTTTTGGAAATCCTGATACTGTTTTCGAAAAGGGTGTTGTCACCGAAGTCATTACTGATCCAGCTGGTTTTAAAAACCAGCTGGATTTTGAAAAAAAATATAACGAAAGTACTATTATTAATTTTATGTTTATTCCTAGGGTTACTAGAAATTGCATATTAGTTAGACCTTTAAATGACGGTCAAGGAGTAAGAACGAATAAAGTCCAGATAGCTCTTCCATTTTTTCCACCTCACATATGCTTTCCTGTCAAACCTGGAGAACATGTTTGGTTAGTAAAACCAACCCCAACAGGGACAGACCCATCTTTTGTTCACTGGATATCTAGAGTGCCATGTTGGGATGACGTTGAAGATCTAAATTATTCTCATGAGCCTAGAAGAAATCACTTTCAGTCAGGGGAAGAATCAGAACCCGATCCAGCTCAAGAAGCAAATGACACTCCACCCCCCAAGGAAGAGAACGCTGATAGTTTTGAAATGTTTGGTTTTCCAAACGGAACGGGAACAGATGGTGGATTTACTTTCGGTACAACTGCAAACGAGTATTGTTCGCATTCAACTGGTTCTTTAGCATATCATTCATTCAAATATGAGCCGGTTCCTAGGCTGTCAAAAAGACCAGCTGATATGGTTCTACAAGGTTCGAACAACACTAGCATAATACTAGGAACTACAGGAAATGCTATTCCAGGCGGCTGGGCTGAATCAGCTGACGAACAAGATAGGATTGATGCTTTAGCTTTAGGTCCAGCTGGTGAACCTCCGTCGCAGTCGATTTCTACAGTTCCGGAAGTTGATACATTTACCGCTGATCCAGAAGCTGATCCCCCTAGAGATTTTGACGCAATAAGAGAAATTACAGAAGCCTTTGCACCTGCTATCGATATCATCGCTGGTAGGGGGTATAGAATAAGAGATGAAGGCCTAGACCACGATTTTGAAGATCAAGAAAAACTTCCTTTAGAAAGAGATGGAGATATAAATCACCCGCCAACTTATCCTAGAGTGAAAGCAACAGCTGATGATAATGGAAGAGGGATGTTGTTATCCGAAACATCTAAAAATCCAGCATCTTTTATGCCAGATATGACAGACTCCGCATTTGATCATGCTATTGAAGGAGATCCAGATTTTAGATATGATGCTGCTCGAGTTTATGTTGCAGCTGACGGTAATCCAGACGTTGATTTTGGACTAGCTGAAACCTCTGGGGAAAAAGTAAAACTTTCAGAAAACAACGAAGTTGATGCTCAAAAAGGATCAAACGTAGTTCTCAAAGCAGACCACATCCGAATAATTGCTAGAAAAGATCCTGATGGTGGAGTTGCTAATCCAGTGGTTGGTTCAATAAGAATAGTCAAAGAGGGGGGAGCAACAGAAGCAACTACCGATGCTAGGGAGCTTGAAAATACCCGAGCTGTAATCTCTATTGAACCAGACGGAACTATATATATTGACGGACCAAAGATAGTTATAGGTGGAAGAGAGTTTAGTTCTGGAAGTCCAAAATCAGAAGGAAGAGGAGACCAAGTTTTCTTAGGAGAAGATGCCACAGAATCTGTGGTTTTAGGAGACATCCTCTTGGCTAAGCTTCAAGCTTTAGAAGATGCTTTCAACGCTCACGTACATAATTCTGGAGCTGGCCCAACTACAATGCATCATGCTACAGGGGGAGGAGCAGGCGTTGAATCTGCTGAGTTTACTACTACTCCAGCAGTCCCGCCTGATGCCGACGGCGATTCGCCAGGACAACTTATCCTTAGCAAAATTGCAAAGGTCAAATAATGTCTGTAGATAAAGAAGCATTAAAAGATTCATTTGTAAATATCTTAGACACGGCTTCAACTCCTGCTGACATCGAAACATACGCGGAGCAGATAGCCGATGCAGTTGACAACTATCTTGCAACAGCCGAATTGGATCCCTTTCCAGCTGCAGGCATTCAGCCTGGAACACCTCCAATAACAGATCCAACTGGACCTGCCGGCACATCAGTCCCCGAACCCACGCTGGTAGGGACAACATTTCGCACACAATTTTTAGCTGATACTCAAGCTGCCCTTGCAGGGACAAGAAACTACGCAGCATCAAATACAGCTTTTCAGGCAGACTTACAACTTTTAGCAGCAAACACAGATGAGGCAGGATATGCTGGCGCCGGGGCAACCGTAGCGTCTCCCCCAGATATAGACGCAGCTTTTGATATCGGTCAAACGGGAGGAACGCATGTTGAAGTAGCCGAAGAACTAGCAAATCAAATACACACTTCTACTACTTCTATAGTGTATACAGTGTCTGCTTATGCTAAAGGGCTCTTCGTAAGTGTTCCCGGTACAGTCTTCCCCTTATCTATTATCGAATGACATTTAATCTACCCGCGCCTTCTTCTCTCAAATAATCAAATTTTATCTGATTAATATTACATATAAATTTAACTAAGCGGATATTTATACACCAGAGGTAGAGTTATGTCAAGAATAAGGTCACAAAACTATAAAAAGTTTAAGTTCAAATCTTCTGGTCAATCTATTGGCACTGAAGTAAAGTATCAAAATGACACTTTTAGAAAAAAGTTAATTGGTATTAAAACGCCTTTGGAATTAGGTTCAGGTCGCGATGGCCTTTTAAAGATGCATGATAGTTTAAAAGAACAAATAAAAGACAATTTAAAAAATTTGCTTTTAACTAATCATGGCGAAAGACTTGGAAATTACGATTTTGGAGCTAACTTAGATGAACTGTTGTTCGAATTTTCTTCTGAAGATTTTGAAGCTGAAGCTTTATCTAGGGTAACTTCCGCTGTTGGCAAGTATATGCCTTTCGTAAGTATACAGAATGTTGAAACTTTTACTGAAACATTTAATAACGAGCATACAGCTAAAATAGGAATAAAAGTTGTGTATGGAATACCTCAATTAGAACTTGATAATCAAGCTGTAAGTTTAATTCTAAGGGTTGCTGGTTAATGGAAAAAGATATAAAAACAAGACAAAAAAAGATAGTAAAAAGATCTTATTTAGCGAGAGATTTTGATGATTTCAAAAGTAATCTAATAAGACATGCAAGAACATTCTTTCCGGAAAACATAGAAGATTTCACCGAAACTGGTATAGGAGGTATGTTCGTTGATATGATATCATATATTGGCGATTCTATGTCTTATTATCTTGATCACCAGTTTAATGAATTAAGCTGGAGAGATTCTATAGAAGTAGAAAACCTGTTGAAACACCTCGAGTTATCTGGGGTAAAAAGTTACGGAGCATCTCCAGCTGTTGGCTATGTTACAATATACATCAGAGTTCCAATTAACAGCAGCAACACAACTCCTGACACCGGCAAAGAAGTTGCTGGAGACTGTTTACCAATTATTAAAGCTGGAACTCGGTTTGTCAGCAACAATGGAATAAACTTTAACTTAATAGAAGATGTCGATTTTAACGAAAGAGATGTAAAGACAGGAAAGTATTTGTGGGCTAATAATAGGCATGATGATTTCGAGTCTGATACTGGGGTTGCAGGTACTTTTGGTTATAAAAATATTCAAAGAAAAGGTTTCTGCGTTTCTGGTCAAATCAGAGAAGAGAACTTTGCAATTTCTGATAGTTTTGTTCCGTTTAGAGAAGTAACGCTAGCAGAGCAGAATATAAGCTTAATAGAATCGATTTATGATTCTGATGGCAATCGATACTATGAAGTAGATAATCTTTCTCAAGATAATGTTTTTTCTATAACAGATAATAAAAGAGTAAGCTCAAATGCGGTAGAAAAATCAATTTCTTTAATTGGGGCTCCATATAGATATACAAAAGAATTTGATCCTCAAACCTTTATAACTACCTTAACTTTTGGCGGAGGTGATGCTCAAGCTTTAGACGATGATATATTGCCAGACCCAGGAGATTTAAGCCTTCCTCTTTATGGCAGAAAAACTTTTTCTAGGTTTGCGCTTGATCCAAATTCCTTAATGAGAACAAACACACTAGGAGTAGCACCTAGAAATGTAAGTATTACTGTAAAATACAGGCATGGGGGTGGTTTTGTCCACAATGTTTCTGCTAGTTCGATAAGGCAAATAGAGTTTTTAGATATAACTTTTCCAATAAATTCTAGTTTTAAAGAATCTATATTTGTTAGAACAAACATCGCTGTAGATAATAACGAAAAATTTATAGGAGGGTCTCCTGCCCCAACCCTTGAAGAATTAAGAGATCAAATACCAATTGCTAGGAATTCTCAAATGAGAGTAGTAACAAAAGAAGATTTGCTAGCTAGAATATATTCTCTACCTTCAGGTTTAGGAAGGGTTTTTAGAGCTTCTATAAGCGAAGCTCCTAATGGGCTTGGGCAAGTAGAGATCGCTTTAATATCTCGAGATGTGAATGGAAACTTAGTCAAAAATTATAATGGCACAAGAAGTGGTAATGATAATCCTTTGATGACTGCTAGCGATAATTTAAAAATTAACTTAAAAAATTATTTAGAATCATTTAGGCTTCTTAATGATGCATATATTATAGTCGACGCTAAAGTTCATAACATAAGTGTAGATGTAAGAGTCATAGGTGTACCAGGCTATCAAAAAAGTCTAATTGCTCAAAATATCATTTCTAATATAAAATCTATTTTAGATATTAGAAAATTTCAGATTAATCAGCCTATTGCGATGGGGGATTTAAATTTTGCGGTTCTTTCTTCAGAAGGAGTGTCTTCTGTAGTTTCGGATAATAATCATCCAGGAGTTCTAATAGAATCTAGATCTGGTATTAAAACCAGCGGAGATGGTATTGATGAATATGATTATTCTTTGAGCTCGGCTATTATAATTTCAGAATATCTAGAAAGAGGTTTCCTATTTCCACACAAAAACGGAATATTTGAGTTAAAATATCCAGATAACGATATAAGGGTAACTGTTTTATAATGCAATTGATAATAACAGCTAGTAGCGATTCATACATAACTAATAAAATTATAGATAACTCATATAGATCTTCTAATTCCAATGCCGGCTCGGCTTCTACCTTGGACCTTTTTAAACTTTATGAAGAGTCTGGAGAAGTAGTTACAGGTTCTTTTATAACTTCTGATGTTAGAGAAGATTCAGTTATACTGATAAAGTTTGATACTGACAAAATTGGAAGTTTAACATCTAGTATTTTAAATATTTCAGATCCTAACTTTAAAGCTGTTTTAGAATTAAAAGATATATCTTCTGGACTTCAAAAACCTCATGGTTTTTATGCTTTATGCAATCCTTTAGCTAAGAGTTTTGAAGAAGGTTCAGGTTTCGATGTTAATACATTTGGTGATTTAGGATCAGTTAATTATCTAACATCTTCCTTTTTATTATCTAGTCCGATAGTTTGGAATAAACCGGGAGCTAAGTCAGGCGGTGGAACAGGAAAAGTTAGAGCATTAGGATCGATAAGTGCAGTTTCTCAAGTCGGTTTAGACAACACAGCAACTTTCTCTATTAACGATGGAACTAACACTGTCACGTTTACAGCTAACAATGCTTCAGAGACCCCGGCTAAGACTGATGCAAATGATTACACATTTGGGATAAATAATGTTGCTAATGCTGCAACTTTAGCAGATAGAATATTTGCTGCTGTTTCTCTTTCAAAAACAAACTCAGATTTAGCAATCACCGCTACTAATCCTGGCGATGGAGCATTGGTAGCTTTGAGGCAGGATGTTTTTGGCCCAACGGGAAATACAGACGTAACGTTAGGTGGAACATCTACTGGCAGAATTACTAAGGTTGATTTAAGGGGTGGATATGATACTAACCATTTAGATTTTTATGATTCCGGAAGCTTGAATGGATCAATATCTGATTTCGGTTCTTCTTTTTATTTTTCTGAACCTAACACAGATGCTTATTTTGACGTAACTAAAGCTATTAGTGGCTATTTAAGAGGAGATATTCCTAACTACGGCTTTAGAATAAGCTTCAGCGGATCTTACGCGACAGACAATAAAACTAGGTTTGTAAAAAGATTCGCTTCGAGGCATGTTAAAAATAAGTTAATACAACCTAGACTTAGAATAAAATTCAATGAATCAGAGGACGACGAAAGTCAAAAAGCATACACCGATAAGAGTTTAAATTTTGTAATAAAGTCATTTAAAGGTCTAGGTTCAGTTAATTTTAGAGACAACTCAAATGCCCAGCTCACCGGTGATAACTGCGGCAAAATTGTATTAACTTCAGGATCTTTTAAACAAGAAGCTAATTTTAGTCAAATTAACTTAAGCTCTAATAACACCAGGGCAGTTGGTCAGTATAAAGCTAGCATAAACATACAGAGTAATAATGAATTTGTAAGAAAAGCCTTAGAAGCCACCCCTAAGGGATTCTTTTTAGATGCTAATTGGAAAACCTTAGATGAAAAAATTACTTTTCGAAAAGAAAAAATAAAAATTAGAGGAAATGATTATCAAAATTTTGACATCTCTGATGTTTCGCTTAATTTTCAAAACAGGAAAGAATCTTATAAGGAAAATGAAGATATATCATTATTGATAAATGCTTCTATGAACAAAATAGATTATGAACCATTCAAAAAGCCAACTCGACCAGATGTTTTTCAAGGTGATATACACTATAGAATAACAGAGAAAAATTCTGGAAGTACTGTTATTGATCTAGATTTTGATAATAATTCTACTAAACTCTATTTTTATGGAAATAATTTTTGTACAAAAATCCTAGCAGGAACTCTAAGCCCGGGATATCTTTACGAAATAGAATTTTTCACTCCTATAAATTCAGAAATTTTTAAGATAGAAAATTCTTTTTCTTTTAAGGTTATTTAAAATGTCAAGAAGCAAAATTTTTGGTAACATTAAAGTTTTTAGTAGAAAAAAACTTAGAAAATATACTCATTCATCTTCTACCTTAATAAGGAAAAGTAAAAGAGATATTATAAAGACTGATATAAATGAAGATTCAGAAAGTTTCAGAAGAAATTCTAAAGACTCTGGATTAGTATCAACCCAACAAATACCATTAGATAATTCTAATTTTGCTAATAATACTTTTTTCGGATCAGCTGAAGTGAAAGTTAATATTGCTTTTGACAAAATTATTAATAAATATCCTTTTGATGGTTCGTTTGGAGATGTAGAAAAATTTGAAGATGAATTATCTTCTTTTGAAAAGCACGTTTTAGACTCTTTTCCAAAAAGCAGAGGTTTTGTTAGGTTCACTGGCGCACAGTACATAGAAACAAAAGACTCTACTGGTTTTTTAAACCAAAATTTATCTAGCGGTAATTTAGGCAATTCTAGAATTAACCCAAAAGAAAAATCTTTCTCTATAGAACTTCATGTGTATCTATCGAAAGCTGCAAATAACAATAGTTATTTGTTTTATTGTTTAGATGAAAAAGGAACTAACAATTATGTAGGCTTTTCAAGCTTTTTAAAAGCAACTAGTTCAGCAGCTACAGCGGAGATAGGTTTTTTAATTTCAAGCGGAAGTGTAAATTCAGTTATTTCATCTTCATTTTCAAAAGGAGAATGGCATAACATTCATTTTATCTGTGATAGGAGACAAAATTTTAACAACATATCGATATCAAAAGTTACTTCTGGAAATTTTTTGTCTCTTAAGGAATCAAATCAAATTTTGATGGGTGACATTAACACAGAATCTACTTCTCTTTTTATCGGTAAAGGAAATTCTATCGCTATTCCAAATTTTAGTTTTGATTATCAAGAAAACTTTAAAGGATATCTAGATGAATTTAGGCTTTTTCACAACTTAAGAAGCAGAGATGAAATTGAATTTTATTCAAAAAGAAATATATTTTCTCATGAAAATCTAAGAATATGCTATCGGTTTAATGAGCCATCTGGATCTTATTCGAACAATAACATAGTTTTAGATCATAGTGGAAACAGCTTGCATAGCAAGGTAGAATCTTTTTCTCATTCCTCTAATAAAACAAATTTTGAACCCGGTGTTTCAAACCCAATAGTTTTAGAGAACTCAAAGTACTCTCCAATTTTATTTCCTAAATTTAATGAAGTTGTTGATTTAAACAACAATCTCTTGAATGAAGCTTCTGAATACGATATTAATAATCCAAATTTGATAACTAAAATGATACCTAAGCATTATTTAAATATAGGTTCTGATTTTGAAGGAGTTGCAGTTGACGGAGAGATGGTGGAAAGTTATAGTTCAACCTCTAACCTTCCTAGAACTGGTAAATTAGGTTCTAATCAACTTATGTCACTTCTTTTATATTTCTTTGCAGAGGAATTTGATTCTTACAAAGTATTCTTAGATCAAGTTTCTCAATATCTCCACCCAGATTATGAAAACAAAAGTGGCGTTGCAAACCCTTTTTTAAGTGACTTAGCTGATTACTACGGCTTTGATTTACCTGATATTTTTAGTGATGCTACATATGAACAATATTTAGGAAGTGAATCCTTAGGATTAGAGCTGGGTATATACGAGAGAAATATTCAAGAGATTCAAAATATTATATGGAGAAGAATTCTTAAGAATTTAAACTATATCAATAAGACAAAAGGAACTAAAGAATCGATTAAATCTATTTTTAGATCAGCCGGAATCGAACCTGATAGAATGTTTAGAATGGTTGAGTTTGGAGGTAAGAAAGAATTTAGGATGGGTAAATCTAGACAGAAAATAGTCGAGATGGCTACAATGTTAGATTTTTCTGGAAGTCTTTCTTACAAACCTATCGAAAGTATTTTATCTAATGGAATGCTTTTAGAAAGACCTTATATAATCTCAGCTCATTTAACTGGTACTAGAATAGAACCTGGTTTACCAGAAATAGCCGGCGGAAACGCTCTTGCTAAAGGGACTATAAAATTTCATTCTTCAAACAATTCTTTAATTCCGGCTAATGGTTCTACAGTGACTATTAGAGATGCTTTTTCTAAACAAAAAACTTTTCAATTTACTGATGGTGGTGGAGCTTCTGGAGATAATGTAGAGATAGACCGAAGAAATCGAAGAACTACGCATGTGTTAGCAGCTTTAACTGCTTCTATTAATTCTCATTTCAGCGATTCCCTATCAGTAACATCTTTCAGATCTAGCCCGGGCTCTAATATTGACACTATACAGTTGGTATCAAAAAACTTCAGTCGTAATGATTTAGGAAATCATACAATCTCTGGAACCGGTACACATAATTTAACTTTTAATGGTTTCGCCGGTGGCAACGGTTTTATTAGAGCCGGCAATATTGGATACGAACCAACAGGAATTTCAACAACAGAGAGTGATGGCTTATTAACTTCAGGATCTTGGAGCGTTGAAGGCGTATACAAATTTGAAGATAACATTCAGAAAGAAATTAAAAGAAGCTTGTCTAGATTAGCTCTTTCTGGTACGCAATCAAGTAACGTGTGGGAACATAAGACAGCTATTACATCTAATTTAGTGTTATCAGATAAGGGGGAAAGCTTAAAACTTTATGTTAGAAGCTCCTCCCCCAGCTCCTCTCCCGTTTTAGAAATTGATTTAACAGGATCAAATATAAATTTGTTAAACGGTAAAAAGTGGTATGTTTGTTATGGAAGAAAAAGAAATGATCTAATAGGGCAAGAGTTATCTTCTTCATATTTTGTGAGAGTTGGTAATTTTGATTCAGGCAGAGTACAAAATTTCTATGAAGTAGAAAAGTCTTTTTACGAAGGAGATCCAAACAAAAATGTCTTTCAAACTACGACACCTTCTGGGGGAACTACCTACACACCGCATTTTGTTTTAATTGGATCACAATCGTTTCAAAATGGAAATCAAGGTCAATTTTTAAATGATTCATCTACAGTCGGCTTTCCTATTCACACAAAAACTAGCTATTTTGATGGAAAAGTTGCTGGAATAAAATTTTGGTCTAAAGCTTTGTCACAAGAAGAATCTCTAGAACACATTAAGAATTTTAAATCTGTTGGCACTGATAATCCAAAAACTAATAATACCTTCGCTATCACGAATTCAGGTTCTTTTGAGAAATTAAGGCTCAACGTTTCTACAGATCAAATAGAAAAAAATTCTAATATCTTGGGTCAACTTAATTTAGTTGATTTTTCACAAAATTTTGCTATTAAAAGTGTTACAGGATCTTTTCACTCTGTCTCCGGAGCCATGTGCCAACAGTTTGATAAAGGAAGAAAAATAATAAAAGAAGAGAGGTTTGACTATTCTATAATATCTCCTTTTTACGATGAAAACATCGATGATGATAGAGTAAAAATTGCAGGATTCTCAGATGGCGAAAACATAAAGCTATATAATGCTAGAACAGCACCGGTTTATGAGTTAGAACCCTTTGAAACTGAAATAAATGATAACCGGTTTGAAATACAAATACATCTACAGAGAGGGTTAGATGAGGACATAATGAATATATTTTCTTCTATAGAATCTTTAGATAATGCCCTTGGCCGGCCTGAACTAGCATTTACCATAGAATACCCAGACTTAAAAAGGCTAAGAAGTTTATATTTCAACCGATTAACAGACAAAGTTAATTACAAGAACTTTTTTGATTTATTTAGGTGGTTAGATGATGTATTTTCAGATACTGTAGAAAAACTTATTCCTAGAAATACAGATTTTCTAGGAATTAATATAATTATTGAGTCTCATGCTCTAGAAAGAACTAAGATAGCTTACAAGCATTTTAACGTATATAATGCTCCTGACACTAGAAGTAATCTAGATTCCGTCTTGCTAGTTTCGCAAAGATCTGGTATCATTAGGAGATTTTAATGACTTTAATTAGAAAAAACAGTAACTTAATTGGTTTCGAACAAGGCGTTAGTGTAACTAGTTTTGATAAACTTTTTCAACAAACTAGGGCTAGATTTTTCCCTTTAGCTTATCCTAAACTGTCTTTTTCTAAAAAAGATAACACTAATGCTAGCGTCATTTTACCGATTGATAAAATTCCTAACGATCCAGGAAATGGAAAATATAACTTACAAATAGAGGATAGTTCTGGTCAAACGTTAAAAATAAGAGTAAGCAAAGAGATAAAAGCAACAACTTCTTTGACAGTTAGTTCAGCTTCTGGTTGGAACAATACGATGAGTTTTAAGCTAGTAGATAACTTAAGAACTGTAACTTTTACATGCGACACCAGTTTAACCCCTGATCAAAATGCCGGCACAAAAACTGGTTTAAACAATTATAAATTCCCCGAACAAGGAGCTACTCATTCTCCACCAGCTCTGGCACAGAGAATTTTCAACGTTATTAATCTAGCTTATGAAAGCGAAGAGTTGAACATTAAACCGACTTACACGCAGGGAGAATCTGTTGTTTATTTAGAACAAACCACTGCCGGCGAAGTCGGAAATACTAGCATAACTTTATCTAACGTTTCCGGTAAGTTAGTAGCTAGTAATTCAAATAAATTTATAAACGGTACTTTAGGCATTCCTCGCCGCGAAAATGGTAATTTCTTAACGAAAACAGGAAGAAGATATCATAAACTAGATAGCAATGCTCACGCTCTTTATACAAGAGGAACAGAATCAATTAGCCAAGTTGCTTTTGATGTTAATAAAATTATTAATAATTCTGGTTTTAAAATCAAATCAAAAATTATACAAAATAATATTATCTTAATATACCAAGAAGAAAAAGGAAATGATGGTTTAAGTTACGGCGATAGAACTTCTCCGGTAACTCAAGCTATGCAGCTTGGTTTAAATGATAAAGTAGAAAAATATAATTTTCGTTTCTCTAACAAAGAACTATCCGGAGTAGATTTAGGCAACGACATATTTCATGATGTAAATTACTTGGACTCTCCAGCCAGAATAGAAAACGTTAATAGGTATATTGACATTGATGTAGGTTCAGTAAGCTACGAAATTTTCTCTCACGTGATAGATGACCGAATCGATCTACTGAATGCTGCAGGGGTAAACGGGGAGATTGAAAGAGCTATAGCTCAAGTCGCTACGGGATGGGTCAGGTTTGGCGAACTACCTGAAATTGGAGCTGAAAACAGAGATACTACGGTTTTAAGCTTTGTCATAGATTTTAAAATAAGCAAGAAACTTTTAGAAGTTTCTAACATTTCTGATATTGGTTTTGATCAATATCCTAGAACAGTAAAAATATTTCTCAAGTTAGTTAATCCGCCAGATCCATCGCAATCTTCACCTAAGTTTGAAATAGTAAGATCAACACCACCAATTGATGCTATGGGGGTGATTCAAGGTGACACTGAAATTCAAATTCTAGTTAGCAGAGCTACGCAGCTAGCTGATGCTGGTAATTTGACAGATTTAAAAAAGGCTCTTTTCGAGAGACGATTAATCTACGAAAGAATTAGCGAAGCTTTTGGTAGCTTCAATAGATCGTTTCCCTTTATTAAGATTAATCTTATAACTGAACCAAGAAAATCAGGAAGTGGTTTGACTGATTACATTTTAAGAGTTGAAGAAGTTGAACCTATGGTCAGATGCGATATTAGAGCAATGTTAGGTTCCGGATTAGAAACCGGGCCGGATAGAAACTTAGATGGCAGTCCAGATAATTTAGCAAGAATTAATGTAATAAGACCCCTAACTGGATCGGTTGCTACTCGAGACGGTGTTCAATATGAAATTCGCCAACATGAATACAACTCGGTAAAATTAGATAGAGACTTCATAAATAAGCCAATATTACACCCAAACAACCG